ATGCTTCCGGATTGCTCCGCACGAGCTCTACCCAAGATGGATCAGGCTCACCGACAACCCACTCTGACGCAGGCATCCACGCCGCCCCTTCTTTCTTCATTAGCCTGTGCATCATTGTCTCATTCTCCGCAGGCTCCGCCACCTCAGCAGCATTCTGCTGCGCCAGCTTGGCGCGTGTGAATTGCGCGACAGCCTCAGCAAAACCGAACAGGTCGTAGTTGGTGCCTGCCAAAGATTGACGAATCTGATCAATGTCTTCAAGCGTCAGCACAGTATCAGGTTTGGTCATGGCTGCTCCTTGTTCATGGCGGCATCGATCCACATATGCTCAGTGACTTTCCAAAGTTCTCTTTTACCGAGCTTGAAAAATCCTTTGAACATTTGTGAAAATGTTCCGCGTCCGGGCTGCTTGTAAAGCAGATCAAGAAAGGCTTCTGCGTCTTCTTTGCGCGCGAAACGCAGAGACTTGAGGCTGTCTTTTGTGAAGTTGCACTTGTGGTCTAACCAGTGTGGCCCATTCACTTTAGGGGTGAACTCAATCAGCCAACCAACTTGCGCTGTATCCTTCTCCAACTCCGCCACACGCTCCTCGGACTGTTCCAGCTTTTCTCCGCGCAATGTGTAGTTGTGCGATAGAACCTTACCGGCCTCTTCTGCGAGTGCCAGTTTGTTCTCTGTGATTTGCCGCTGGGCCTGCATGGCGGCGATGGCTTCGCGGACTTCGTAAGCCACGCAATAGTTGTCGCACATATCTTCTTCGTAAACGCGCGGCATCTTCCCCGCCTTCGCTACAAGTTCCTCGCGGTACTCGTCACGCACTTGCTGCTTGTGGTCTGCGAGCATGGCGGTAAAAATGCTTTTTGCTTCGTGTGCGTAGCTGCCAAAGTGCTTCTCAGCCAGCGCCACGGCCTTGTCTTGTTCAGCTTGCATCACAGTTCCTTTCGTTTATGTAGATGCACTATAGCACAAATCAAGACCCCATCAACAGTTCAATCGAACTTGTAGAGCTTCGTACCCGGGGGAAGCTGGGCCCAATGAGTCTGCCAGTCGACGCGCCTGACTTCCTGATTGGGCGCTGCAGGCCATTCACCAATGGTGCCCACATGAACCTTGACCTTCGGTTCTGTGTTCATGTTGTAAGCCTCGACCAGCGCGGCCAAGAACTGCTTACGGAATAGTCGAGCGTCGGGCCCCGCCGGTTCGTTCTCGTGAATGAACAACGCGATGGCGGTGTTCGCGTCGGCCAAGTTGGGCGTCCATTCGGGGACAACGATCCCGGTAGTTTCGTCCTTGTCAGTCATTAGAAATGCTCCTCAGGGTTAGAACCATTGCTGTGCAGGGTTGCAGTCGAACCCGGTTCTTCGAACACCGCCTCAGGGCGTGCGTCCTCATCCCGCATCTCCTGCCACCGGTTCAGACTGTCGATGGCTTCCTTGATGTCGCGGGTGATGTCTTTGCCTGCACCTCTACCACCAGCCACCAGCAGCTTCTTGACCGCATGCTGAATACAGGGGTCCGTGACGTTGAACAGGGACAGAACCCGGTAGACGTCAATCGTGTCGAGCTTGCTGACGTCTTTGAAATAGTGATTGTGAATGCGTCCGATCATTTCCACTTTCTCCAGAACGGTTGTTCCTTGCCGCACAGTGTACAGCGTTCGTACTGAGCCCAGCTTGTCTTAGGCCCATCATGTTTACAACGCTTCTGACGAATGAGCGTTGGCAGTGCGAATGCCAGATAAACAAGCAACGCTAGAAGCGCAACAGCAAGAACAATCAGTGCCTGCGCCGCCAGCCAGAACATAATGTATTCCATCATGTTAGACTTCTATTACAGGCATGACGGCCCAAGCTAGCAGACCAACACCCCAGCCCACCATCCAGCCGAACTGAAGCCCCAACAAGGTAGCACCAGCGATAGCACAGATGTTCTGAATGGTACTGATTCGACGGAGTTGCTGCTGCCGACGGATACGTTTGAAATAATCCATCATGTCAATGCCCGCCCCGCTTCAGCAGCTCGATGAAGCTGGCGATGATGTAGTCGATGTCCGGACCCTTAGCACCAAGACCGCCGTTCAGGTAGTTGACCATCGCGGCCGCTTCATCAGCATCGGGGAGCTCGTGCAGAACCTCGAACTCACCACCAACAGAACGGGATCCATTCCACTCCTGCAGAACTCGGACGGGGATATAGTGACCCACAGTGTAGACCTCCTCACCCAATCGATTGAACCCTTTACGCAATATGTGCATGACTTTCCTTTCATGTGGCTGACTGCACGTGAGGGCCCCCTGCGCATCCGTTGCAAGGGGCCCAGGCTTGAAGTCGTGTGAATGCGAACATGGGTGAGCGCACTAACCGTATGAGCTTGGCGCCTGTTCAGGCCGTTGCGCGGGATGTCCCCCGCTGTGCGACCGGGTATCCGTGTCCACCCAGCAACGGTTCATAACTCCGTCGGTGGGTAGAAACCCAGCCAGAAAGACGATCAAAGCGATCATCACGACTCCATCCATTGTTCTTAAAAAAGAGCCCTGGCAGCAGTGTCCAACATACTGCCAGGGCGAGGGCGGTGCACTTTAAGGGAGGGCAACTGCTGCACCGCATTGCTAATGTACTGCGGGACGAGTTTGAGCGCAACGAGCGTCAAGTACGCTAAGACTGTGACCACAGTGGTAGGTGAACTGCTTGGCCGCCTACTGAGGCGATCGCTTGCGAAAAATTAACTCGAAAAGAGTAGTGCTATGAAGTTTGTAGCACTGCACAGGTGAGGCGAAGTTGGCGGGATGACTATGTGTCACGTACGATGCAGTGTGTCCTGTTGAGCTAGCTGGGTGTAAATGTTAATCGCTGCAACTGAGGTTAATACGGAATCCCTATATGCAACACACACTTATATACACATTATTAACATTAACTCGGGGGTAGGGGTAATCTGGTGTCGGTAGAGGGTAGAGCTAGCCGGGAGGGCACCGAAACTAAAATGGGGTATAGGCAAACGGTGTTAATTTGTTAATCCCGCGTTTTATTAACTGCATCCATGCGCCTACTCTCGTTTCACCTATCGGTACCCCCTAAACAATGCCTACACCCCTAGCTTTCATACTGCTACACCCCTACAATGCAGCATCACTACACCAACGCACATCCTATTATGGAACCGTTCATCACACCCATTACCGACAGTAACTGGCCCAACCAGGGGCTCATTGACCAGCACAGTCAACAGCTAGGGCTAGCGCTGGGCCGGGCCGGTGATGCTTACGCAGTTGACCCCACCTTGTGGCAAGCTCTGCTCGCATACCCCCATACTCTCAACGCCATGCTGTGGTCTCTGGCACGCGAGGGCTACTTGCCGGTCATTAACCTTGCGCCGGACGCAATGCCTCCGTTCCAAAGTGCCCAGCCCACCAAAGAACAAAAGGCGCTCCTTCCCCCCAGCGTTGTTGAAGCGGTGTCCAGCATGCCGCGCCCGCCCAAGTCCATGTACTGCTTCACGCGCGGTGAATCGTGGTGGAGTGGTCCCTTGAGTTTCCTGGTGCAAGACGACTATACGTTCTACCTTTGGCAGTTCTACGAGAGGGCTCGCAAGTCCGCTGAATTGCAAATGTGGAAGCCCAAGGGTGCAAAGATCAAGCAATCCAAGGGGCCTAACACGCTGTATGAACAGTGGCTGGCGCTATGTGCGGAGCGCAGGGCGCAATCCAACGCATTGCAAGACCAGCTGGAAGCAGCTCAGGCCCACGTTATGGAATGTCGGTCTGCAATCCGCAAGCACGAAGCTGAAGCGGTGACGTGGGCTGAATACCAGAAGGGGCGTACGATGTGACGAGCGTTGCAAAACCACTGCCACCCCTACAATACAGTTTTCGCGCTTACGTCACACCCCATGACCATACTAGCTAACAACCAAGCCCAGACGGATTTCGATCGGAAGTACATCACTACAACTGAGATCTGCAAGCGGCTCAACGTCTCCCGTTCAACTGTCCACATTGCCCGCGCCACGGGTAAACTCCCGCACCCGATTGACGTGCAGGGGCAGCTCTTCATCTGGGAACGTGTAACCGTGGAGCCCTATCTGGCCGCATGGAAGATTGTTCTTGACGTGCGCCGCGGGGTTGCATGACACAAGATTGGAATCGCATCCCGCAGGAGCTGCGGGACACCCCCCAATGGTGTATCTCAGCACCTGACAAGGCCCCGTACCGCGTAGACGGTACGATGGCCAAAGTGGACGACTTCGACACATGGGGTGAATTTGGTGTCGTGGCCGAAACGGCTGTGCGCTGGGGTAGCGCTGGGGTAGGCTTCGTGCTCAGTGCTTCGGATCAGTTCTGCTGCATTGACCTCGACGTTAAGGATACGACGTCACCCGAGGAACTGGCGCGGTACGAAAAGATCGTCCGGGCTTTTGGTAGCTATACGGAACGCTCACGTTCGGGCAAAGGGTTCCACATTTGGGTGAAGGGGAAGGTGGGCCCCGGGGCGCGGCGGGAAGGGGTGGAAATCTATTCCCAAGAGCGCTTCATCATCTGTACCGGTAACGTCTACCTTGACCGCCCAATCGTCGCCAATGACGAGATGTTGCAGCAACTGTATGCGGAGATCCGTGCGGCGCAGCAGGACTCCGGCGTTGAGCTGCAAGAGGTGGACGCGACGGAAGACGACGCAACGGTCTACAAGCGTGCGCTGGAAGCGTCCAACGGTGCCAAGTTTGCGGAGCTGTGGGGCGGGCACTGGCAGGGGAAAAGGGAGTACCCGAGTCAGTCAGAAGCTGACCTGTCCCTGCTGTCCATGCTTGCGTTCTACTCCAAGTCGAATGAACAGGTGCGCCGCATGTTCCGCACCTCGGGCTTAGGTCAGCGGGAGAAGGCGGTCAAGAATGACAAATACTTGAACCGCACGCTCGGGATCATCCGTGGGCGGCAGGAGCGCGAGACGGTCAACGTTGAGCGCATGATGGCGCAAGCTGACGTCTTTATCAAGAGTCGGGTTGTCACAGGTGGAGAAGGGAAGGGTGGACCGCGATTCCTGGTTGAGCCGCCCAAAGCCTTGGAATGGCCACCCGGGGTAATTGGGGAGATCGCACAGTGGTTCTACAGTGTTGCGCCCAGACCTGTGCGCGAGGTTGCCATTGTGTCGGCCCTGGGGCTCTTTGCGGGGCTCTGTGGGCGTGCTTATCAGGTGATGGGTAGCGGCCTCAACCTTTACATTGTGTTGGTGGCCCGCAGTGCTATCGGTAAGGAAGCGATGCACAGTGGTATCAGCAAGCTCATCAACCATGTGGGCTTCGGCACCGCCCCTGCTGTGCTCAGTTACGTGGACTTCGCAGACTATGCTTCTGGGCCAGCGCTGGTGAAAGCGTTAGCGGAGCGACATTCGTTTGTCAACGTGGCGGGCGAGTTTGGACGGAAACTGCGGCGGATGGCTGAAGACCAGGACCATGGGCCAATGAGCGGTCTGCGCACTACGCTGACGAACCTGTACCAGAAATCCACGGTGGGGACGATTGTGGGCGGTATTGGGTACTCGGACAAGGAAAAGGACGTCAAGAGTACCGACGGGGTCGCATACAGCATGATAGGCGAAACGACTCCTGACACGTTCTATGAAGCGCTCACCAACACAATGATGCAAGACGGGTTCATGAGTCGTTTCCTCATCATTGAACACGTTGGTTTCAGACCTGAGCTCAATCCAAACCAGAACTCACCGGTGCCGCATTGGGCTGGCGCCTACTTCGCCAACCTTACAGCGGGGTTGGCGGCATTGGGACCGGGGCAATACTATGACGTCCCGTTCGACGAGGAATCACGCACCACCCTTGACACGTTCAACAAGTATTGTGACGACCAGATCAACAGCACGGACGACGAAACGTGGAGGCAGATGTGGAACCGGGCACACCTGAAGTCACTGAAGATTGCGGCATTGCTGGCCGTGGCTGAGAACTTCGTGACGCCCCTTATTACCGCTAAACATGCAGCCTGGGCTCTCGAGGTTGTGAACCGAGACATCCGCGTCATGAGTCGTAAGATGCATGATGGTGATGTTGGGAATGATGATATGGCACGTGAGCGTAAGGTGCTCCACACCATCGCCTCATTCCTCACCGGTGCTGTAACACAGGGTTATGGTATTCCCGATGCGATGCGGACGGCTGGGTGTGTACCTCGCAAATACCTTCAGATTCGAACATCGCGCGTCAACTCATTTCTCAAAGACAAACGCGGGCACGTTGGTGCGCTGGACTCAACGATCAGATCACTGGTTGAGAACGGATACATCATGGAGCTTCCGAAGGACAAAATCCCGGCTGAGTGGGGAAGTGTGGGGCGTTGCTTCAAAGTGATCTATCTGCCTGATGTGTACTGGAAGTGACGCTTGCAATCAAACAGTCGTTAGCACAATAATACGCTCATAACTAACCAACTTGGAGTAACCACATGCAGACCGTTCCCTTTTCCGTCATGGTGAAAAACCTCTACAAGACTACCGGCTACTACGAAGACTTCAGCTCGGTCGTCCACGCCGCAATCGGCATCAGCGGTGAGGTGCAGGAGCTGGCTGACAGCCTGTCGCACCTCAACACGGTGGAGGAAGCGGGTGACCTCGAGTTCTACTGCGAGGCTGCAATCCAGGTGCTGGACGATCTGCGCTTCGCAACGGGCATCGACTTCCGCGTCATGGTGGCCGAGGCGGAAGAGCGTGTCACGTCCCAGCGCCCCCGCCTGGGCCACATGCTGCTCCGCGACATGCAGACGTACAGCGCGGATTTCCTGGACCTGAGCAAGAAGCTGTGGGTCTACGGCAAACCGCTGGACGGCGACATGGTTGCCAAGCTCGCTACTGCGCTGGGCGAAGTGCGGGGTAACCTGTGCAACTTCTACGCGGTGACGGGTCTGTCCCGCACCGAGGTGATCGCAAGCAATCAGCGCAAGCTGGGTATGCGCTACCCCGAGGGCGTTTATCAGGATGCCGCCGCTCAAGCCCGCGCTGACAAGCCCGGTGAAGTGGAGCGCAAGAACCCGGACGACAGCGAAGGCGGCACGTATGACTGACCCGAACGACAACGTGACGGGCTCTCTGCTTCTCATCGCTCCTCTGCCCCATAACGAGCCCATGGCAGCGATCCCGCCCAACACCCCCTTCAACCCCGCCAAGGCGTTGGAGGACTGGTATCTGCTGAAGAAGCAGCTGGCGGACGTCAAGGGGCGTGAGATGACGTTGCGCAAGCAACTTTTCACCCACTACTTCCCGAAGCCCAAGGAAGGGACGAATACGTTCGACTTGCCCGACGGCTTCAAGCTCAAGGGTACCTACAGCCTCGAGCGCAACGTGGACGAGGCTGTGTGGCAAGCCAACCGCGGACGGTTCGCAGAAGCAGCAATTCCTGAAGACGTGCTGCGCTGGAAACCTGAATTGGCCAAGGCCAAGTATAACGAGCTGACGACTGAACAGCAACAGCTCTTCGACCAGTGCTTACTCATCAGGCCTGGTTCCCCCGCGATGGAAATCGTGAAACCCAAAGCCACAAGAAAGGCAGGCAAACAATCATGAACAACGACACCCACGAAAAGGTCAAAGCCGAGGACCCCGATCTGGATGCAGCAGTGATGAAGGAATACCATTCCCGCATCACGAACCTGCAGACCAATACGGACGCCGTCCTGGCCGAGCTCCATCAGTCCTTCCTGTCCATGGACGAGGAGCATCGCCGTACGATGTGGGACAGCGCTGAATGCGTGCGCTACCTGCGCAGCGTGGCCGACCTGATCGAACAGAACCCGCACATGATCATGAGCGTCAACATCGCTGTGATCGAGGCGACGACGGAAAACCCGATGCCCAAATACCACCAGGGCATGGCGGGTGACAAGTCGGTTCAATTCATGACTCTGCAGAACGAGTTGATCGGGTGCTCGATGCGGGTCATGGAAGGCGTTCGCGAGGACGTGCAAGCGCAGCAAACCAACCCCGACTCCAAGGAAATTCACTGATGAAAAAGACCAACACCACCAAGGCCCCCTCGGTTGACCTCGGCGCCATCCAAGTCGAAGTCTCCGAGGCCACCACCCGTCTGAAGACGGCCAACACGGCGTTCGAGAAAGCGGCACGTGAGCTCGAGGCGGCCAAGCAGGCACACAGCACCGCCCGGATCAAGTTGGGCAACGCGGTCAACGCCATTCGCGCCAGCACCAGCGTTCCGGACATCCACGCCTGACGCCATGCACGAAGTCAAAGTCTTGGACCATGGCTTCGTGCGGCTCCGCAACCTTGCGGGGCCCACGCGGCGGCCTTATGTGAAGGACGGTGCAGGGTTCTTCGACACCGACCGACCCTTCGACGCTGACGATACCGACGTCGCCAATAGCGCCCGCATGAGCTTCGAGGGGCAGGACCAGTCCCGCAGCTACGAAGTGGAGATGAAGCTGAACCGGTACTTGATGCTGAACAGGCACATGACGCCGTTCGAGTCCATCGAGGTGTGGCTGGAAATGAAGCTTCCGATCTTCGTTGCGCGGCAATTCGTGCGCCACCGTACCGTTTCACTCAACGAGGTGAGCGGACGTTATGTCACGCTGCCCGCCGAGTGGTACATCCCCGAAACTGTCGGTGGCAAAGCTGCAGACAAGAAGCAGGGGCAGGAGGACAACCTGCCCGGCGGGACTCAACTGGAATTCAAGTATTCCCTGGACGAGCACTGTCGCTCGGGTTATCTGGAATACCTCCGCGCCATTTCGATGGGGGTAGCTCCGGAGCATGCGCGGATGTTCCTGTCCCTCAACCACTACACCCACTGGCTCTGGAAGCAGGACCTGCGCAACCTGATGCATTTCCTGTCGCTCCGGCAACATTCCCATGCACAGGTGGAGGCTCGTGCCTACGCTAATGCGATCGTGGAATTGCTTGAGCCCCACATCCCGGGGTTGATGCAGCTCTACAAGGAGGTGATGGCATGAAACCCATCCAGCAACTCAAGCCCACCTTTCTGGCCTACCTGATCAGCAAAGGTCTGGGCACCAAGACACCGCCCCTTCTGGTTGTATTCAAGAAAACCCAGGGCGGCCGAACGGTTTACGTGCGCGAGATGGTGCCGCTGTGAGCCGCAAACCAATGCTGGCAAGCGATGCAGTGGAAGCGAAAATTAAGCTACCCTGCATCGCCCAACCCAAGATTGACGGGGTGCGGTCTTTGAACATGACGGGGCTTTTAACGGGGCGCAGTCTCAAGACCCACGCAAACCGCCATATCACTCGTTTCTTTTCCGTTCCTGAGTTGGCTGGGTTCGACGGCGAAATGGCAGCCGAACACGAGTGTCACCCAGACTTGTGCAGGTTGACCACAAGTGCACTGAATACTATTTCAGGTGAGCCGTGGATCCTATGGCATCTCTTTGACTACGTGACGTCCGAAACTGAGGATTTGGCGTATATCAGAAGGTACGACGCCTTACTACGACGGATTGAAACTCTCCATCGTATGGGACATCCGTTCGCAGCACACCTCAGAGCCATTCCTTCCGTTTGGTGTGACACTAAGTCGCAACTTGATATTCTGGAATCGAATTGGTTGGACATGGGCTATGAAGGTGTCATCCTGCGCGATCCGGATGGTCTTCATAAGGACGGCCGTTCCACCGTGCGGGAAGGCGGCCTGCTGCGCATCAAACGCTTTATCGATGGCGAAGCTGTGGTCACCAGTATTACCGAGGGGAGAAAGAACCTCAATGCTGCAACTATCAATGAGCTTGGCCTGACCGAAAGAAGCACGCACCAGGAAAACATGGAACCCAATGGAATGGTTGGCTCCATGGAATGTCGAGTGCTGAAAGACGTCCTGTATGACGGTAAAGTCTTCTTTCATGAAGGACAGATCATTACGGTCGGCGCTGGGCGTATGACTCACAATGAACGGGTTCGGTACTTTGAGGACCAGACCTTACTTATTGGTGCGCCAATCAAGTTCAAGACGTTCCCCAAGGGTGTCAAGGACAAACCGCGATTCCCAACGTTTCAGACGATTCGCACAGCTAGCGACTTGTGATATCCGAACTGACCCGTGTTAAAATAACGTTACCGCAGCAATGCGAGATTGAAAGGCTAAAATGAGCAGTATCCTCGGAGCTGTCACAACCGGCGTGAGCCCTGCGGGTTTGCGGATTGTGATTGCAGCTCAAGAAAAAGTGGGCAAGACCACCATTTGCGCTTCCATGCCCAAGCCCCTTCTGGTGCCGCTTGAGGTTGGTTACGCGGGGGTGAATGTGCCGAAAACACCCATGCTGCAGAACTTCGCGCAGGTGACCCAGCTGATGAACGAAACGATCGCTCTCTGCCAACAGGGTCAATTCCCGTACAAGACGCTTGTGTTCGACAGTGCAACAGCGCTGGAGAGACACATCCATGACGCGGTGATTCGTCGTGATCCCGCGTTCCGGGAAGGAAGCAAGAAGACCATCACGATGGAAAGCGCCCACGGCGGGTATGGCAAGGCCTACACGCTTGCGAACGAGGAGTTCGACAGCTTCCTCAAGCTCTGCGATCAGCTCGCGGTGTACGGCGGTATCAACATCGTGTTGACGTGCCACGTCTTCGCTTCCAAGATGATGGATCCCACTTCGGGTGAATACGATTCGTGGGACCTGCTGTTGCACAGCCCCAAGAACATGAAGACGTACGGCAAGCGTGAAATGATCACGCAGTGGGCTGACGTGGTGGGCTTCATGTACGAACCTGTCTTTGTCAGCAAGACTGACAATGTGACCCGGGCTGTGTCCCAAAACAAGGGCCGAGTCATTGGTCTGAGTCGGACGCCTGGCTATGTGGCAGGCAACCGGTTCGGCGCAGTTGGTGAATTCCCAATCCCAGCACCTCCGGCGCTGGGTTGGAATGTGGTGGCGCACGCAATCTACCAATCGTCGGGCGTCGATGTTTTCACGCGGTAATGGGCATCCGCATAAGGCCCTGTCTCTAGGAGTTGAAGGAAATGGCACAAATCCAATTTGATGCAAGCAAGGTGAAACCCGCGGAACCGTTCGAGACGATTCCGGCTGGTTGGTACAACGTGATGATCGAGGCCAGCGAAGTCAAGCCCGCCAAGACCGAAGGCAACTTCTTTCTCGAGCTGACCTTCAAGGTCTTGGACGGCCAGTATGCGAACCGCAAGCTGTACGCCCGCATCAACATCCGCAACAACAACCCGCAGGCTCAGGAAATCGCCTACCGCGAGCTCTCTGCCATCTGCCACGCTCTCGGCCGCCTGCAAGTGGGTGACTCCGCTGAACTGCACAATCAGCCCCTCAAGGCCAAGGTCAAGCTCCGCCCTGCAGACGGCCAGTACGAAGCATCCAACGAGATCAGCGGCTACAAGAACATCAACGAGGTCGTGGCCTCCCCCGCCCCGGCCGCTGCTGCACCGTGGGCCGCGCCCGCAGCGCCCGCAGCACCCGCTCCGGGCCCCGTTGCATGGCAAGCTCCCGCGGCACCGCAACCGTGGGCTCAGGCCGCTGCTGCCCCCGCGGCCCCGGCGCCGGCCGCTGCTGCTCCTGCTCCGGCTCCCGCGGCACCGCACCCGGCACAAGCGGCACAGCCGGCCTGGATGGCGGCTGCCCCCGCGGCTGGTGGCACTGGTGCGCCGCCCTGGGCTGCTCCCCAGCAATAAGGCCGCAGTTCTCCGAAGGGCGCAGTTCGTAAAGGCTGCGCCCTTTTTAATTCTATAATGGGCAATCATGCGCAACGTACATATCGCGACCAAAACCCTCAAAGCGATTGAAGATGCAGTCGCCGCGGATCAAGGGGCTGCATATAGACAGCACCTTGAACGCGTCATTCCGCACATTGGTGATGCCTATCGGGGGTTGGATACGAATCCATATCGCTCTCATTTGGGCGCGAGTGTGATTGGTGGGAACTGCCCTCGGGCTATTTGGTACGGGTTCCGATGGTTCACAAAACCAGTCTTTGGTGGCCGCATCCTTCGCCTCTTTAATCGGGGGCACATGGAAGAAGCTCGATTCATCGCGCTGCTCCTAACCATTGGGTGCGTGATTTACCAACAGGATGCGAATGGAAAACAATTCCGCATCTCTGACATGGGCGGGCATTTTGGGGGAAGTGGTGACGGGGTTGCAGTTGGTGTGCCCGACTTGCCCCAGGGGCTCCCCGCTGTCACGGAGTTCAAGACTCACAATGACAAGTCCTTCCAGAAGCTGAAAGCTGATGGGGTTCGGAAGTCAAAGTTTGAGCATTTCGTACAGATGCAGGTCTACATGCGAAAGATGGGCCTGACTGTTGCGCTGTACATGGCGGTCAACAAGAATGATGACGATTTGTATGCGGAGATCGTTCCTCTTGACAGCATGTTTGCCGATCAGTTTGTCGACCGTGGGCGTCAGATCATTATGCTCAAGGTTGCGCCCGAGAAGATCAACAAGTCGCCAGGCTGGTTCGAATGTAGCTGGTGCGATCACAAACCCGTTTGCCACATGAAGAAGGCGCCTGAGCGCAACTGCCGAACCTGCGTGCATAGTGAGCCCCGCGAAGACGGGAAGTGGTATTGCATGAACCCGGGGGCTGAAGAATTGGTACTCACAACCGAGCTTCAACTTGCTGCGTGCAACGCTTACGAACCGTTCTAACATGCTGCTTCAGCCACGCTACTATCAGGTTGAAGCGACGTACAGCGTCTTCAACTACTTCCAAGAGAAGAAGGGGAACCCAATCATTGCCATGCCTACGGGCACGGGCAAGTCTGTCGTGATTGCCATGATTCTGCAGATGATCCTCTACTATTGGCCAGGTCAGCGGATAATGGTGCTCACCCATGTCAAAGAGTTGATCGCGCAGAACCATAAGAAGCTGATTACCATGTGGCCGCAAGCCCCAGCAGGTATATACAGCGCAGGCCTTGGGCGTAAGGACCTGCATGGCAGCATCACCTTCGGCGGGATCGGTTCGGTTGCTAAGAAGGCTGTGCAGTTCGGGCATATTGACCTCGTATTCATCGACGAGGCTCATCTGGTGAGCCCTAATGAAGCGACTCTGTATCGCAAGTTCCTGAACGACTTGAAGTCCATCAACCCAAACCTCAAAGTCGTGGGACTCACTGCAACCCCATGGCGCTTAGGAACCGGTCGCATTACCGACGATGGAATTTTCACCGACATCTGTTACGACTTGACGGGACTTGAAGCGTTCAACAGGCTGATCGCAGAAGGGTTTCTATCCCCACTCATTCCGCGTCAGACCCGCATGATGCTTGATGTCAATGGTGTGCACATGCGGAACAACGACTTCATCCCGTCAGAATTGCAGGCTGCGGTGGACAAGATGGAAATCACCAAAGCCGCAATCGACGAAGTCCTAGAGGTTGCAGCGGACCGCAAGAGTTGGCTCATCTTTGCTTCCGGCGTCGAGCATGCGGAACACATTGCCGACCTGTTGAACGACATGGGCATCCCAACTGTGGCCATCCACAGCAAGATGGGCGACAAGGCACGGGACCAAGCTATCTTGGAATTTACAGCTGGGAAGTATCGCGCAGCCGTGAACAACAACGTTCTGACCACAGGGTTCGACCACCCCGCGATCGACTGCATCATTGTGCTAAGGCCAACTGCGTCCACTGTGCTGTGGGTGCAAATGCTTGGCCGTGGAACACGTCCGTTCACTTGTCAGCACTACAAGAAAGAGAATTGCCTCATTCTTGACTTTGCGGGGAACACAAGACGGCTTGGGCCAATCAACGACCCCGTAATTCCCCGCAAGAAGGGTGCAGGGGGTGGGGAAGCACCTGTTAAGCTGTGCGGGAGCTGCGCAACCTACAATCACGCATCGGTTAGACATTGCGAATACTGCGGAGCTGAGTTTTCTTTCCAAGTCAAGATCCAACGCACAGCAGCAGAAGACCAAGTCATCAAAGGAGACATGCCCGTCGTTGACGTTTTCAAGGTTGATCATATCACTTTCAGCAAACATCAAAAAGCTGGGCGCCCTAACACACTGAAGGTGACGTACTATTGCAACCTGAAATCCTTCAGTGAGTACGTTTGCATTGAACATGAGGGCTGGGCTCAGCGTAAGGCAAGACTCTGGTGGAAAGAGCGATCTGAGGGGGCTGAGTTCCCCGACGGAGTTGACGCTGCCTTAGAACAAGTTCTCACACTCACAGCGCCAACTCACTTGCGCGTATGGACAAATAAGCAGTACCCAGAAATCTTGGCCTATTGTTTTGATGGGAGCGCCTTTGGGGTTAACGAACCGACCGACGGTAGACCAGCGCTCAACGCTAATATTGCCAAGGCCCCTGCTAGTGCTGCACCTTTAGAAGACATCGATGATGATATTCCGTTCTGAGTAATCATCAAGTGAAAGCTGATAGAAATTTATTTTGTCAAAGGGCTTGCGCGGCTTGAAGTTTCGTCCATAATACGTTTCATGCACGCAACGATGGTGCATGAATCCTAACCCTCCAACGTAAAGGAAACGCAACATGGACCGCAATCAAATCGAAGCAATGGGCAAGAATGACCTTCGTCAAGCCTGCCGCGAAGCCAGCATCAGCTACGGCAAGCTGGACAATGCTGGGATGCGTGCTGCTCTGAAGGCACACTACAAAGTCGAAGTAAACGGCATCGCCCCCGCCGCTGAAACCCAGAAAGACACTGTGCTTTCGGGGAACAACCCCGACACGGTGATCACCGATGAGGTCGAAGGTGATGCCCCCGTCGCTGCCAACCCGTTCGGAGCCCTGCTGGGTAACGTGCAAGCCCCCGCCAACGTCGGCACTACGACCAAAGTGATTGACGGCAAAGTGGTCACCGAGTCGGAGGAAGAGCCCAAAGCGCAACCCCGCCCCCGCGTGGTCAGGACCCCGGCCCCCTTCGTCCCCAAGGTCGTTCGCAAGGGTTACAAGATCGAGAAGGACCGCCCCGTGCAAAACGGCGTCAAGCGCCCGTCGAACGGCACCGTCTGCGGCAAGGTGTGGGACCTGTTTGACGAGTTCCGCTCCATCAACGGTCGGCCCATCAATGCGGGTGAGCTTGCCGACTTCGCCGACGGGAATGGTTGGAACCGCACGAACGTGAGCTGCGAGTTCTATGCCTGGCGCAAGTTCAACGGCATTAAGGGTCGCCAATGAACCCGGAAAACCTTCCGGCAGCAACGTGGACAATTCTGTTCACCATTGCTGCCCTCTGGGCTATCTATGAACAAGAAGTGGGAGCGTTCTTCTATTTCCTGTTCTGTATCCTTGTCGGGGTCTTCTTCTGGGTAGTTGAAGCCCCGCAAGGTTGCGTCTTTCTCTACAAGGAGCCTGAGCAGATTATGGGGCGGGCTTACAGCCCGGAACGAAATGTGTACAATTGCAATGGAACAATCGTTCGTAAAACTGGAAATCGAAATGTACATCCTTCTCGATAAACAATCGCTAGCCTTTCGTCACAAGCATCATGACAAGGCCGTTCTCAACGCTCTGTGCCAAATCGAAGTGGCGCATTGTCATGTCGGTGTGTACCGAATTGACGTGGCAAGTCGTTTCCCCGACCTGACCGAGCTCGACCTTCGTCTGCTGTACAAGCACACGACTGGCCACAAGTTTGAGGGGTTTTCACACCAACACCTAATCGAAATGGTGCTGGGGGCAGCCCGTGCGCTACCCGAAAGTGATGCTGGACAAGATGCTATCGTCCAGGCTTCCAAGATCGATTCGAAAGACAAGGGGTTCTATCGTTACCTGAAGGGGAGCGTCGAAGCTCAACCCTTGAACGAACTCTTCACTCCTGCAACCTTGGCCAGCAGTCCCGAAGCGGCTGCTGCACAGGCTGTACAAGTGCAAGCGGAGCCCACAGAGCCTGATCCGGTCCCAGCCCCCGCAATGCCCTTGGCTGCACGCCCAGCGGCCCCACGCGGCGGCAATCGGACTGTAATTTTCGAAGTGGCCGACAAGATGTGGGCCGATGCTGGAAGCCCGAAAGATGTGCAAGCTGTGCTTACTTTGCGCAGGGCCATAATGGCCGAGCTGGAGACGGCTCACGGGGTCAAGAAGACCACGAGCTCAACTGCGCTGGGTGAGTGGCAAAAGCTCCGTTTGACTGTCTGACAAAAAGACTTGCAATCAAACTCTACCTCGTCTAAAGTCCAATTCCGTCGCAAGACATTTTCAACCAACCATCAGGAGTATATCATGACCGAAAAGACCAAAGAAGAAATCGCTGCCGAGAAGGCTGCCGAAAAAGCTGCTGCCAAGCAGGCCAAAGACGCCGCTGCCGCTGCTGCGAAAGAAGCCAAGGCCGCTGCCGCGAAGGAAGCCGCTGCCAAGAAGGAAGCCGAGAAGCAGGCCAAGGCTGCCGCCAAGGCCGCCAAGGACGCTGAAGCCCAAGCCAAGAAGGACGCCGCCGCCAAGGCCAAGGCTGACAAGGAAGCCGAGAAGGCTGCCAAGCTCGCCGCCAAGGAAGCCGCCAAGCAGCCGATGCAGAACGGCGTCCGCCGCCCCGGCCCGGACGGCCTGTGTGGCAAGGTGTGGAGCCTGGCCGACCAGATGTCCGCCGCACAAGGTTCCCCGGTTGCCGTTGCCGATCTGCTGACCACCGGCGAAGCCCAGGGCCTGAACACCAGCAACATCCGCACCGAGTACGCCCGCTGGAAGAAGTTCCACGGTCTGGTGGGCCGCATCGTGAAGCCGGCTCCGGCCCAGGCTGACGCCGGTCAAGGTGCCGCCGCCTGATCTGCGTTACAATACGCAGACCCGAGCCCAGCTCCTTTCGGGCTGGGCTTTTTTAATCCGCAATCCCCAGGCTGATGCCTGCAAACTACCGGAGCCAAAGTGATCCCAATCACCAATTCCCAACCCATCGAGAAACGTCATTTCCGGGACGACGGCGAAGTCGTTGTCCACTCCATCTTCAATACCATCCAGGGCGAAGGCCCGTTTGCCGGACAACAAGCTGTGTTCGTGCGTCTGGCAGGATGCAACCTGCAATGCCCTGCCTGTGACACCGACTACACCTCCAACCGTGAAGTGATGACACCTGCCGAGATCTTGGGGCGCGTGAAAGCTTTCCTAGGGGCCAATGACCTTGTGGTCATTACGGGTGGGGAACCATTCCGCCAGGATATTGAAGTTCTGGTCCGCACACTCGTAAATGAAGGTTACAGAGTGCAGATCGAGACGAACGGTACCCTCGGGGTTCCGAGCGCGTCCTTTCTTCGTATGGTGCACCGCGATGTAACTCGACCGGACGGGTGCTTCATCGTGTGTAGTCCCAAGACGGGGAAGATCCACAAGGATATTGAAGGTTCCGCCTGTGCCTTCAAATACGTCATTCGCGCGGGCGAAGTTGAGGACGACGGGCTGCCCATGGTTGCATTGGGGCATACTGCATCCCCATTCGTTGCCAGACCCGACGTTTACGACGTTCCGATTTACGTCCAACCATGTGACGACAAGAACATCGCTGCGAATGCGGAGAATTTGCAGGCGTGCATCAAGTCGGTGATGCAATTCGGTTACACGCTGCAACTTCAGATTCACAAGATTATCAACATGGAGTGACCACATGTGTGCAATCATTGGGGCAGTTCTTCACGGCGTATCCACCCCGTCCTCCTTGGCAGAGGTGAACGACATTCTGGCGACCATTTGGGATCGCAGCCATGAGCGAGGGCGAGATGGGCGCGGATACATGATCAACCGGGGTTGTATCATGCCCCCGGTTGTATCCCGGGATGTGCACAAATGCGCTGACGCGGTACATAACCCGCCCAAGTTCCTGGGGACTATTGGGGATGCGGTTGTGATTGCCAACCTCCGCGCGGAACCGACAACCGAGTATGTCGGTGTCAAGAACAAGTTCGATCAGCAGCCGTATTCCCTTGGTAACTGGGCGATCGTTCACAACGGAACGATCGCCAACGACAAGGGCTTACGGACGCACAGCTACCCGTCGGACATCGATAGTGCAGCGATCGTTGAACTGCTGGCGGAACTTGCTGTGCCCACAGCACAGCAATTCAACGAATGCGTCAGAAAGCTGAAAGGCAGTTTCGCGATTCTGGCTACACACCGAGCTAAACCCGATCAACTGTTCGTGGCGGCGAATTACCGTCCGGTTTGGTATATCGAAACCGAGTATGGAATTTTCTTTGCTAGCGCCAGGAATTACTTTCCGAACCGGTACACTCCGAGAATGCTGCCCCCGTATACCTCCGCAACATTCTGCCATTGGGGTGTGAACCATCTTGAATCTTTGTACAAGGAACAGGGTAAGGAAGAAACAGCCCTTGTCGTGTGCAGCGGCGGCCTCGACAGTGTGGTCAGTGCGGCTTATGCCCAGAAGGTCTTGGGTTACCGGGTGCACCTGATTCATTTCCAGTATGGTAGCCGTGCAGAAGGCCCCGAAGTGAAGGCGGTGCAAGCTGTGGCGCAGGCCCTAGGGGCCGAGATCACGCTCTTCCCTTTGCCCGTGTACAGCAAAAGCGATTCGCCGCTGCTGGACCCCGATAGCAAGGTGGCGGGGGGTGAGGAGGGGGCGGAGTTTGCTCACGAGTGGGTCCCAGCTCGCAACTTGTTGCTCCTCAGTGTAGCGACCGCCTTCGCTGAGGCACGGGGTTACAGCACTATCGTCCTTGGCAACAACCTGGAGGAAGCAGGGGCTTACCCCGACAATGAACCCGAATTCATCGCTCGTTTCAATGATCTGCTCCCCTTTGCCGTTGGTGACGGGAAGCGGATGCGAGTCATCATGCCTGTTGGCAATTTGATGAAACACGAGATCGTCGCGCTAGGCAATGAAGTCGGCGCCCCGATGCACCTGACCTGGAGTTGCTACCGGGCAGGTGAACGTCATTGCGGCACCTGTGGCCCTTGCTACATGCGCCGCAAGGCATTTGAAATCAACAACCTCCCCGAGGTCATCCAGTACGAGAAAGACTAACCATGGCATACCGTTCCACCAAAACTTACGGCCACGAAATTGGCCTGAGCGCCTGCTTCCGCCAATGGCGAGCCGATTCGCATTGCCGTTTCCTGCACGGGTATGCGCTGGCCGTTCGCTTCGAGTTCAAGGCTGAAGAACTCGACGTTCGCAATTGGGTCGTTGACTTTGGGTCACTGAAGAGCTTGAAGGGAATTCTGGAAGACACCTTCGATCACAAGCTGCTGGTGGCGGAAGATGACCCCGAGCTGGATTACCTGTCTTCGTTGCAAGGCATGGGGCTGGCCCAGGTTGTTGTTGTCCCCGCGACCGGCTGTGAATCGTTCGCACGGATGATTTACGAAGTCACGGAGCAGTGGCTGCGGGATTACGGCTATTCCCCGCGTTGCAGCCTCGTCAGTGTCGAAGTCCGCGAACATGGTGCCAACAGCGCCATCTACATGAAGGGCTGATATGACCGACAAGTATAACTATGGTCAAACGACCCCGGGGCGCTACGAATTCCGCAGCAACGGTTCGTCGCAACGTGAGCATCTGGCCAACGCAGCTGAAATCCTGATTAGCCAGATCGACCCCGAGTTCGGCCGCGAAGGAACTGCCGACACTCCCCTGCGTGTGGCCAAGGCCTGGGAACATTGGACGAGCGGTTACAATGTCGACATTCCGTCGCTGCTCAAGGTGTTCAACGATGGTGGCGAGAGATACGACCAGATGGTCCTTGTCAAAGACATCCCCATCTATTCCAAATGCGAACACCATTTGGCAGACATCTTCGGTACCTGTTCCATCGCTTACATCCCGAACGGAAAAATCGTGGGGCTGAGCAAGCTGTCTCGGTTGGCCGATGCATTCGCACGGCGGCTCCAGGTACAAGAGCGGCTTACCGACCAGATTGCCGATGCATTGGTTGAGCACCTGCAACCGGTGGGCGTTGGCGTGCTCATTCGTGCGCGGCACATGTGCATGGAATCACGGGGCATCTGTCAGCAAGGCCACCACACAGTGACCACAGCTCTTCGCGGCGTCATCAAGGACGAACCTCAGACCCGTTCTGAGTTTTTGTCGCTTGCGAAGTAAGCACCGCCGGCTGTAAAATACACACAGGGCTTCGGCCCTGCTGTTGTCTTTGGGACCTAGTCTGATGAATCTATTCCTCGCAGCTCTCTATACGAACGGTTATCGCGCCGGATGTGAAAGTGCTCGATACGCCAAGTTGAACGAACGTGAAAAGGTGATTGCGGACTCGGCCATGCACGTTCTGGAATCCTGGCACTATGTTGGGAAGCAACGTTTCGTGGACGCCATGCGAATGGATGGGGCCAAAGTGTTTCTAGACTCAGGAGCCTTCTCTGCCTACACGCTAGGGGTGACCTTGAGCGTTGAGGAATATTGCAACTACATCAAACGAAATATTGACATCATCCGCGTTGAGGACGGGGCGCTGATGGCCTCTGTGCTTGACGGTATCGGTGACGCTCTGCAGACGTACCGCAACCAGTTGGAAATGGAAGCCCGCGGTGTCCGCCCCCTGCCTTGCTACCACTTTGGGGAAGATCCCCGGTACCTCCAGCACTACGTTGAGAACTACGAATACATCACGCTGGGGGGTATGGTGGGGGCTTCAAGCTCGCAGCTTATGGTATGGCTGGACGAAATTTGGGATCGATACCTCCTGAGCGGGTCAGGGCGTGCAAAAATCAAAGTTCACGGATTCGGTATCACCGCCATACCGATCATGGAGCGCTATGACTGGTATAGTGTGGACTCCTCATCCTGGATTCAATCGGCTGCGTTCGGTGGTGTTGTCACCCCGCAATGGGGCCCCATATCAGTGTCTGAAAAGAGTCCGTCACGGCATGACGCGGGGCAGCACGTCTGCAACTTGAGCCCGATGGAACGAGAAGAAGTTCTTAAGTCGTTCGCTGAGCAGGGGTTCGATTATGAGCGGTTGAGTACCGTGTACGAATCCCGCGCTGCGTTTAACATTTACGGGTACATGGCCATCGGTGACCAGATGAACCATGAACGTGAAAAAATCAATTTCCGCGAACTGCGGCAAACACTGTTTTAAGGTTTGCTGTGCTAGAAATAATAAGTAGAGAAGCTGCTATCAATAAGGGTTTGAAAAGATACTATACGGGGATTCCGTGTAAGCACGGCCATAACTCAGAAAGGTATGTAGCGGGTAAAGGTTGCGTTCAGTGTAATCTTTTAACGGTCCGATTGCAAAGACATAGCGACCCAGATGCTTACAATCTATATCAACGGGAATACGCAGAACAAAATCGTTCAATGCAAGCTGTTTACAACCGACGTTCCGCGGTGAAGAACGCCGAAGTGCGAAAATCTTTAGAAGCAAAGCGAAACGCATCCAAAATGAATAGGACGCCCCAATGGGCTGATCTTAAGAAAATTAATTTGGTGTATAAGAACTGCCCAAAGGGAATGCACGTTGACCATATTATCCCCTTGCAGGGGAAACTAGTGTCGGGTCTGCATGTGCATAACAACCTTCAATATTTGACACCCGTTGAGAACGCTAAAAAGGAAACCGTTATGTTATCTGAATTGAAATTTGTCATGGGGTCAATTGCTAAAAAAGAATTTATTCCAGCCCTCACCCACTTCGCAATTGAGAATGGAACGGTTCGCGGTTACAACGGGGTACTGGCAATCTGCAGCCCCATTGCATTCGATATCAAATGCAACCCGAAAGCTGACCCACTGATCCGCGCTATCGGGAATTGCGAAGACACGGTACAGATGAGCATGACCCCCGGTGGGCGCTTATCTATCAAGAGCGGCAAGTTCAAAGCCTTCATTGACTGCGTCGATGGTGACACGCCACACGTGATGCCCAGCGGCGAGCATGTGGCTATCGATGGGGCTGCACTGCTGCAGGCGTTCAAAGTGATTTACCCAGTCATAGGGGATGACGCTTCTCGGCCCTGGTCCAACGGCGTGCTCTTGCTTGGTCAAAGCGCATTCGCTACGAATAACGTCGTGCTGGTTGAATACTGGACCGGGGCGGAGGTTCCTCACCCCATCAACGTTCCACGCGCGGCAATCAAAGAGATGCTGCGGGTAAACGAACCACCCACTTCCATTCAGATGGACGCCAACAGCATCACGTTCCACTACAGTGAGAACCGCTGGATCCGAACTCAGTTGCTTGAAACGAAATGGCCGGACTTGCGTAAGGTGCTCGATCGGCCTAGCGATGCGAAGCCTGTGGACGAGCGAATATTCGCGGCAATGGATGTCATCAAACCCTTCTGCGACAAGATGGGTCGTGTCTTTTTTCAACCCGGGAGAGTCTGCACCCATACTGACGAAAGCGAAGGGGCTGGCTACGAGATTGAGGGGTTTGACCACAGCGGGGTCTACGCGTTCGACATGTTGCAGTCAATCCGCGATGTTGTGAAAACTGTTGACTGGAGCGCGTATCCAAACCCGTGCATGTTCTTTGGTGAACGCCTACGGGGCGCTATTATCGGGATGAAGCAGTAATGGCTCGTCCTGACATGGCTGGGTTCTTTTGGGACGACACACCTCCGCCCAAACCCCCGAAGAAAGAAAAGGAGCGCATCGCGCCCCCTGAGCCCGTATGGCTGCGCCCAGACTACCTCCCCGGGTTAGAGCTTGCGTTGAAGTTCCCGGTGCAACGGTTTACTGACGCAGAACTGGTCCAAGCTGCTGTAAACCGTGACCGACTGGTGTACGACATCGAGTGTTACGAGAATTATTTCCTCATCGCGTTCTGGTCTCAGACGTGGAAGCGGGTTGTCTACTTTGAACTGACGCCAACCCACCCGCTAAACATTCCGAAACTGAAATGGATTATTGAAAACTTCACCATTGTCAGTTTCAACGGTAACCAGTATGACGCCCCAATTCTCGCCCTTGCTCTTGCCGGTAGAAGCAATATTCAGCTGAAGGGTGCGACGTTTGAAATCATTGTGAATGGTACACGCCCATCGGACGTTCTGCGCAGTGCTAAGGTGAAAGCACTGAAGCTTGATCACATTGACCTCATTGAAGTTGCTCCGCTTCGCGCTTCGTTAAAGATCTACGGTGGGCGGTTACATGCTCCGAAGATGCAGGACCTGCCGTTTCATCCCGACACGGTTCTCAACAGTAACCAGATGGCGATCGTTCGATGGTATTGCGTGAACGATCTTGTTAATACTCAGATGCTGCATGATGCACTGAAAGAGCAGTTGTCGCTTCGTGAGTCTCTGAGTAGCGAGTACGGAATGGACCTGCGAAGCAAGTCCGACGCGCAGATTGCGGAAGCTGTGATTCGTGAAGAACTCGAACGCCTGAGTGGGCACCGCATCTTCCCGCCCACAATTGAGCCTGGTACGGCCTACAGCTATCGCATCCCAAATTTCATTCGATACGAAACCCCGTTGATGAACTGGGCGTTGAATGTTGTTCGACACGCAAGGTTCATTGTTAGTGACGAAGGCAATATTGGAATGCCTGAGGAGCTCAAAGAGCTCAAGCTGCAGATTGCCGATGGCGTGTACCGGATGGGGGTTGGCGGGTTGCACAGCAGCGAAGAGCGTAAGGCAACCATTGCGGACGATGAAACCATTCTTGTTGACCGGGACGTGACGTCGTACTATCCGTTCATCATTCTGAATCTCGGATTGTACCCCCACCATCTCGGGGCAAATTTCCTAAAGGTGTATCGAGGAATTGTTGAACGCCGTTTGCAGGCCAAGAAGTCTGGGAACAAGGTTATTGCCGACTCGCTCAAGATCACTATCAATGGGTCGTTTGGCAAGCTAGGTAGTCGCTTCAGTGCACTGTATAGCCCGGACCTCCTAATCCAGACTACCATCACGGGCCAATTGTCGTTACTAATGCTGATTGAGCGACTGGAGCTGCGGGGCATCACTGTGGTCAGTGCCAATACCGACGGTATCGCAATCAAATGCCCCAAAGCAAGGCGGGATGAACTCAATTGGGTCATTGGGCAATGGGAACGCGATACGGGGTTTGAAACCGAAGAAACCGAGTACCGGGCGCTCTACAGCCGTGACGTGAACAACTACATCGCGGTCTACAAGGAACCCATCAAGAACAAGGACGGTTCGTTCACATACAGCAAGCTCAAAGGGGCTTATGCCAAGAGCGGGCTGCAAAAGAACCCCACGAACTCCATCTGCGTTGACGCGGTAATTGCTCAGGTAGTGCATGGAACACCAATCGCGGAAACGATTCGGAAGTGCACTGACATCCGCAAGTTTGTGAACGTTCGTACAGTCAAGGGTGGCGGGTACAAAGACGGGGTCTATCTGGGCAAGTCCATCCGCTGGTATTACGCGGCAGGGTGTGAGGGGAACATTGTAGTGGCCACCAGTGGCGCACAGGTACCCCGCACACAGGGGGCGCGGCCACTTATGGAGCTCCCTGAGCAGTTCCCAGGCGACGTTGACCATGACTGGTACATCAAGGAAGCTGAAAAAATCCTGCAAGAGATTGCATACGCATAACCCTACGAATTAGTCCAGTATTGCTTGACAAGAACAATTCTGTGCATAATACGTCATCCGCAGCACACTGGAGAGCAACATGACACGCAACTGGTCCGACTATCAACAGAATATCTTTTCGTTCATCGAGCAGGGTCACGGGAACGCTTTGATCGAGGCTGTCGCAGGTAGCGGCAAGTCTACCACCATTATTGAAGGTATGAACCGCGTACCCGCTACGCAGTCCACCATCTTTCTGGCCTTCAATAAAACGATCGCTGATGAACTCAAGGGACGCGGGGTCAACGCACGTACCTTCCATTCGCTCACATACAGTCCCGTCCTGAAGTCGCGGGGAGCTGCTACAGTTGACGCTGACAAGCTCCGCAAACTCATTGACGCTAACTACACCGGTGATCAGCGCCGTCTCTACGGTTCGTTTATCACTCGTCTGGTTGGCCTCGCCAAGCAGGTCGGAGTGGGCTGCCTGCTCCCCGACACGTATCAGACATGGCTGGATATCGTGATCTTGCATGACCTGGAAACCGACAACGAAGAAGCGGATCTGGACACCGGGATCAAGCTGTCTATGGGGCTGCTTGACCACAGCAACGCGTCTCCGATGGTTGATTTCGACGACATGCTGTATCTGGCAGTCAAGGACGGCATTAAGTTGCCCACCTTCGCAGTGGTGTTCGTTGACGAGGCCCAAGACACCAATGCCATCCAGCGTGCCATTCTGCGGAAGATCATGGGTCCGCGCTCCCGCATTATTGCAGTGGGTGACCCCGCACAGGCCATCTACGGTTTCAGGGGTGCTGACAGCAATTCGCTGAACCTGATTGCGAATGAGTTCAATTGTGAACGCCTGCCGCTGACCGTAACGTACCGTTGCCCGACCGCTGTGGTCAAGTACGCGCAGCAGTGGGTGAGCCATATTGAGGCGGCACCCGGGGCGCCTGAGGGCATTGTGATGCATATGGGTAACGACTGGAGGGTCTCCGACTTCAAAGCTGGTGATTTGGTTGTCTGTCGTACGACCCGCCCACTTATCGCTCTCGGCTTTAAGATGCTCCGCAATCGTGTCCCCGTCCGTATTCTTGGCCGCGAGATCGGGCAAGGGCTGGTGAAGCTGTGCCAGAAGATGAAGGTGCAAACGGTTGACCAGTTGCTGGAAAAACTGGCGCAATACGAGGAGCGTGAGCTGGAGAAGGCTCGCGCTAAAGGCGACGAAGCCAAGATGGACCGAATCGCAGACCAGTGTTCTGCCATCCGCTGCATTGCTGACGGTATGGATGATGGCCAACATGCGGTGGCAGACCTGACCGCTGTGATTGACAAACTCTTCACCTCCACGGGTGCGGCCACCGTACTCAGCACCATTCACAAGGCAAAGGGTTTGGAGGCGGACACGGTGTTCTGGCTCAACCGCTCGCAATGCCCCAGCAAGTGGGCCCGCCAACCGTGGCAACAGCAGCAAGAAGCGAACCTCTGCTATGTTGCAACGACCCGGGCCAAGACCGCGTTGGTGACCATCGAAGAGAAGGAATAACCCTTCGCTTTTGTATCCTATTGCGTTGCAGGAATAATTCGTCCTATAATTTTTCATCTGCAACGCAATAGGAGAACGAAATGGCAAACATCATTAACGACCTTACCGCCCGGATCGAAGCATACCGCAAGGAAAACAAGAACCCTTGCAAGAACTACGCCACGCAAGCTGCTGCTGAAAAGGCGACCGCTGCAATGGCCCAGCACGCCGCTACTCATTTTGACCGTGACCAACGCAAGGATGCCCCGATGGCTGACTACGTGGTATTCTACGTTGAAGCATGGGGCCGCTGGGTGGGCTGCATTAACCTCAGCGAACTCATTCGCCGACCCAACTCCACCGGTGGCTATCTTGGCGTCTGCACTGGATTTTATACGTGGTGAGAAAGGCGGAAGGGGCCGAGATCAGCACCCCCTGTACACAGCTAGTGGCAGGGTTGCGATCGCGGCCCCTGCTGGCAATACACAACCCGCAGCAACACAGAAAGGAGCTTGTAATGGGTGATATGGGCGACGCTTTCCGGGATCACCGGGAGCACATGAAAGAGCGGCGCGAAAAGCGAACCGTAGCGAACGCGGAAGCGTTGGCGAAACTTGGAATTCTTGCTCGGGAGCAGAGCAAGAACGTTTTCCGTGTTGACACGGAACGAGGGGCAGTCATGTATTACCCCGGGAGCAATACGTGGCAACACAAGGGAAAAACGTATCATGGCAACGTGAACGATTTCGCAGGCTGGGTGACTAACTTCCAGCGCAAACTAGCACAGGAGCGCCAATGTTCCGACGCATCCTGACCGCCTGATTTGCAGTGGAGGCAGTGCTTTATTTATTGTCGCCCTATGCCAACTGATAAAAAGACGCACAGGCCATTTCTAACCTGTGCGCAAGGTGTGGAGGGGACCAGCCTCCACACCAATCCACAAAGGATCATTTCTTTGTGGAGTTGCCGAGGGCGGCCAATGCTTTGGCAAGAGTGTCGGTCTTGTCGCTACTTCCCTTGGAGGAACCGAAGAAGAAGCTCACAACTTGCTGAGCGTTGGCGGCCGCATAGCCCACAAGACTCCCCAGGAAACCGAACACCGCAGCAACGATGCCCACATCTTTGACCGTGATGCCCCCGGACAACAGGAGGTAGGATCCCCACAGAGAAAGGGCGACCATTATCGCAAAAGTCAAAAGGATGACTACCCCAAGACGAAAGACGTTGGCGTTCTGGGCGTGCTTGGCGCGGGCGTCCTGCACATCCGCCATGGTAGCAGCGTCGGCCTGCAAAGCGAGCTTGGCCATTTCCTGGGTGTTCTGGAATCCGAGCGCCTGCATACGGAGCATGAATTCATTATCCTTGTCTTTCAGGGCTGCAATCTGCTCAGGGGTGGCGCCCGCAACAGCGGATGCGATAGCCCCTGCTTCCGGTTTGATGTCCGCGCCCAGAGCCTCACTGACAGTTTTTGCAGCCATGACCACAAGTGCGGGGACACCCCCTGTTGCAGCGGCGCCCAGCCACGGAAGAACCTTCTGAAGAAAATCGTTCATGCCATACTCTCCAAAGATGCGCCCGCCCGCATCCGGGCAATCGTAAGCCCGCCGGTGTACTGCATGTGGCCAGTCTCGCGTAGGGATCCGCGCCACCTCCCTGCCCATTCAAGCCCCACGGACTCACCTACCTCGCCACACTGCTGGAACAGCTTGGTATCATTCCAGGCAGGCTTACCATTGACCATGGGAACAAAATCGAACGCTGCTCGCCAATTGTGCCAACTTTCGCCGGGTTTCGCATTCGTAACGATATCACCCATAGGCTTGAGCAACCTGGGGTTGGAACCTTTCACGGTGCGCCCCCGCGCGTACAGGGCAGCCTGCGCCTCATTGTCCCGGTATGTGCAGTAGATTAAGACGTCAATCCCTCGTTTCGCGCATTCATCACAAAAACGAATTGCACGAATCCGCGCAGGGGGAGACAGGTCATCAATCTTGCGGCTGGAAATCATGTTTCAAGCCTTATCTTGCTTAAGATCGACTTTGTCCTCAATCCTGTCAAGCTTCTTGAATATTGCGTCTGCCAGCTTTTCGAGGTCGTCTCTCCTCACATAGGTTCCAGCCACTAGAACCTCCATTGCCGACACGCGGTCAACGAGAAGTGTGTCGGCTTGCTGAAGTTCTTTGAGGGACTCCCGCATTGCTTTGAGCCACCATCCGCCAAGAGCTCCTGCAATGCCAACAACAATATTGAATAGATTTTGATCAATCAGACCCATGTTAGACCTATACGAAACAATCAATAGTTAACACCCTAACATGGATTAGGGTAAGATTTCCGTCACGCGAATAAACGAATTGAGCACTCCCCCTAATATCTGGCCACCTGAGCTTGAGCCGTTGAAACCTGTGGTTCCTGCATTGTTGCAACCCGCTCTGATTTTAAAAGTAATTGGGGAAGTCGTCCCAGCGGCCATTTCGTGTGACACCGTCAATCCTATGGGGTTCTGGCTTCCGATACCGCTAAAATTGGAAGCTCGAAGGGCCCCGGTAATTGCGTCCTGGAAAAGAGCCATCACCATCTGTGTCCCGACACTATGGCTTAAGAAAGCCTGGGATTCGATAACTAGTTTGCTGCCAGCGTTCACCGGAGTGATCGTGACAGACATATACTGATCACCTTCGGTATTCTGAGGAATTGTGTTGTCGTTCGGAACAGTCGTAGTCCCCGTGGCTACTGTTCCAGTATACGTGGATACAACCTGGGCAACTTTACCGGAGTTGCTAGATGCCCCAGAATCTTTCCGAGCAAATGCCAAGCCCGTAGTGCCGATGATGATGGTCCCCGTCGTGGTAAGTTGCCAGACGCTAGCACCGCTGACGACACCCTCACTTACCGCCACCAATGTACCTGACGTCAATTCACCAGACACATCGGCATCCAACACCCGTCCCCATGTGCCATTGACACCGGTGCCGAGAGTGACAACGTAGTAGAGGCCATTCTGGCTGGCAGTGGTCTGGTCTTTGACGAGAACGCGGTCGTTCGCAGCGAGTGTCACCCCGTCAAGGGTGTTCGGAGCCCCGGTTGCAAGGTTTGCGATATTCGCAGTTGTGGCCACACGAACAGGCTTCTTGAAGCCGCCGCCCAGCCACGTGTCGGCCGATTTCTGCGCAGCGATCTTCAGATTGGCCAGAAGGGTAGCGGTTGTCCCATCGTCGATGGAATCGGCACCAGTCAGGTCACTGATGTACTGAGCAAGAACTGCGGACATGATGGAGCTTTGACGCCACACCTTGTTCAGTTGGTTGCTCGCTGCGGTACCGCTTTGGAAACCGTTAGCCAGAGCCCCCGCAAGAAGGCTCACATAAGTGGCCTGGCTAACTACGTTGGCAGCTCCGCCGTTTGCAAAGGGTTGAAAGTCATTTGCCATTGATATACTCCACTGGTCTAATTGGCCCAGAATGCATCGTCAAATCCTGCAAAAAGCAGGGAATTTACGTCGAACGAGAAGATTGGGCCTTGCTGTGCAACACGGCTGTTGATCGTTATTGTAACGGGTTTGACATCAAGCGCCCCGCTATTTAGGAGCGCCGTCAACATTGGGGGTGGAGTATTCGGCCCCAATAGGCCGATATTGATGGTGAGATTGCCCAAATCCTCGATGTAATAGGTGTACCCGGAAGGGCCGAACAAATCCTGAGCAAGTGCATAGAAATGTTCTTTTGTGCCATCCCATGAATTATTCACGATTCGTGCACGGAGTGCCAGCCGATAGTAGTCGTCCGGCAGTGCCACGATTCCAGTGGATGGATCATAAGGCCCCTGCCATACCCCTGCATCAAACCCCGTTGTCGCACTGTCAAGCGCAAAGTAAACACCAGTCAACGGGGCAGTGAGGTTTCGGCTCAAACCGACCCATTGCCCTATCACATCCAACTGGTTTCCCTCTGCCACGTCCAGGTCATACAGACTGGGGATTTGTGAATAGAGCGCCACTAAATCCGCGCTGGGCTGTACGGTAGATGAAACCGTTTCAATCAGTTTTGGTTTGTCCGCATGTTCGGACGTGATTTTACTGACGTAAGGGGTAACATCACCGCTCATTATGTCACCGTCAGGGTAACGTTAGCCGCTGAGCTGTTTGCAGCGGAGTTGAACGTGATTGCGATGTTGGTAGTTCCGACGGGGGCTGGTGATGTGCCGAGTTTGAAATCAGTGAGGTAGAAGGTCTGGCCGATACCAAGTCCGATCAGCTGTGCGGCAGCTTGAGCTTGGGATACGTACACATCTTCACCAATGTCAAGCCCGTTCACGAAATCCGCCAATGCGGCCTTGATCGCGTCACCAGTGCTCGCAACGTAACCAGGCAGAGCCTTAATGGTCACGTCGAAATAAATGCTTGTCAGTGCCAACTGGAAATAGTTGATTGTCGTCGTTAGACCGTATTGGTCAACAACCGCCACGCTTGTCGTGCCGTAGGTTTGGGATCCTACAGTCTTCCGTAGGGCGATGGCCTCCGCTATTGCGGAGCTTACCCCGCCGTATACCACAGCACTGAAGCTATGGGCGGGCAAACCGTTGCCGTCAGTTACCCCGGTGTCGTTTTCATAGATTGCGTAACGGGTCACTCCGTCAACGTTGGCAATTGCAGCCAAAATGGACGCCAGAATGGTTTGTGCGGGGATGGCGGTTGACTGCTGCTGGCGCACCCGCAGCTCCGCATCGGTTTCAACAGCAGCACCCGGAACCGCGGCGGAGGTGTTCGAGAAACTCTGCCAGCCAAGTTGTGGGTTGAAAATAGAGTTGATCTCGCCCACCCCAGCGGACAGATTACCGGTCTTCTGTGCGGTCACGGTAACGCTGATGGATCCGGACAGAGGGATGGTGGTGGGGGTGGGGAGGTCCCACAGGTTGCCATTGGCGTCTTTGACTACACCAGAGGTAATCACCGTGCCAGCCTGCCCCACCACCGTTCCCTGTGCGGTGGAGTTGGTTGCAATCTTCCGCGTGATACCGTTGAGCTTCACCAGCGACGACAAACCCGCCCCCTGTGCGTAGCTTGGAGAGAAGGCGTTGAAGACCGCGACTGCGGACTGGTTGCTGTTCGAGATTGCGAGCGCCATTGCCGCGATCCACTGGCCGTCCTGCGAATCGGGCTCAACGTAAATGTCTGAGCCGTAAATGGAACGAAAGATGGCCAACAAGCTCTGGTAGACGTCGTTATACGTGGGGATGGAAATACCCGTCGTATCCACCACGGGGGCAAGGGTTGCAAGCGGGTATGTCGTAGCCATATCAGATTGACTGTTGAATGTTCGCTTGCCCGTAGACAGTGTCGATCGTACAATTCACCGTAGCTGCCCGCGTAACAGGGTTCACCCCGCTACTGTATTCGGTCAACCTAATCACCCCATTCGTTTGGAGGATCACTTCCTGGATTGCCTGGTCATACTTTGACAGCGTTCCAGCGCCCAGTATTTGTGAATTATAGGGGGTTCCCGCAGTGACGTCAAGAAACCACTCCCCTTGAATCAAAGCCAAGCGGGTCTTAACGGCCTGAGCTACAGCTTCTGGCGTGTCGATATGAAAATTTCCGTCACGAAGACCGAAGGTGTAATCACCGTTTACATCCAATTTTCTATATTTCATACTGGCGTCCCTGTATTGCTGCCACCCGGCGTCACACCGCTGTGAACGTGGGTCTTCAAACTCTTACCGCCGCCAACCACATCCACATCACCGGTAATAGTCCCGGTGACATGTAAGTCCCCATTGATGGTAACATTCGCATTGATTGTTGAACCACCTGGGGCTGTAATGTTCAGCGTCTTTGCTGTGGGGTTGAGTTCGAGAACACAAGTTCCATCATCCGTGCGTAACTGGGCCCCACCTGTGGCCACAGTGAATCTCCTGGGCTGGCTTCGAACCTGCGGGATGACAAAGCCATCGCTAGCGTCATGCATCCGGAACATACTTTGGTTTTGGATACCGCCCTGCTGCCACCATGCGTCAATGCAACGTGACGCGAATATCACTAACACCTCGTCACCGGGGTTGATTGGGAAAGTGAGGGTAACACCCCCACCACCCGGGAACACCACGGGGCAATCCAGCAGTAAGGGCATCTGATCCCATGCACATTGGCCGCTCGGATCCATGATCATGGTCGAACTGCTGTATGTGTCAAGCGCCGGATACAGAATCTTGAATCGGACGCTAGGCTGTACCTCACAGGTCATTTCGTCGGCGTTGAATTTGCTAACGATGCCCGGAATGGCAGTCCAGATATCAGACTGCCAACCCCGCATAGCGGCGATTAGCATTTCCGGAAGGCTGTCGATACGTTCTAGTCTATCCATATCATTGCGGGGCAACCGATTCGTTCGGGGCCGAGGTCTCGTTCACTGCAAGGCATGTCAATTGCGTATACCAGGGCCCTCCCCGGTTGTCCCCTTCATGCTCAACCGTGAATGCGCGGTACATTCCATCGCCGTTCAGTGGTGCAATTGGTTGGAATCCTGACCATTGATTGTAAGAGATCCCCGCAGCGTTGGATTTAGCGTTCTCGAACTGATTGATTTCGGAATTGTTCAGTTTAACCCTTCCACCAATTCGGATTCTGCTGTTCAACAGACATAATACCCGCACACCGCCATCTGTTTGTTCGGGCATACCAATCATTCCGGTTGTCGAGTTAATCACGACCGCTTCACCGTCCTGATACCCGGTGTTGGGGGTGAACGTCACTTTGCCGTTCTGGATACTCCACCCGCTGTCCAAGCTGGAAGCAATGTTGCGAAGACGAGCACGCCCCATCCCCATGAGAACCGTTCCGCGTATGCTGGGGAAGTTTCCAGGCTGAGTTGCTAATGACCCGAAGTCAGTACCGAGTCCGGGCATCGAGTTTGCAACTTTAAGGGCGATTTGGTCTGCAGGAGTGCCCCGGGCTAGCGAAGCATTAACAATTCCCTGGTTGTAGCCAATGTCACCATCGGAAGCATACAAATCCAGAAAACTATCCGTGGCATTCTCACGGCCCACCTTGATCTGCATAATCGTGCCCTGGAACACGACGCCGTAATTCCCGTTCTCGTAGCCCGCGTTAAGCACTAGTGAACTATATTCCCCGCGAATCTGTTTCACGGTAGACGGTGATAGGTTGTAGACCCTCACCGTGCAAGTGTTGGGGCTCTCAATGTCCGCATTGTGAACGCTGAACTTGATACGAAAAGCACTCAAGTCCAGAGCTTCTCCCGAGGCGTCCGAAATGCCCCCAGGCCCTTGTAGAGCTGCGCTACGATTCGTGATGAAGAGCCCTACTTTGCGGATCCATTGCGTGTATGCGGTCATGGCGTCACAAAGTAAAGATGGCCCAAGGTGCCAAGGTTTTCAAAGGTGGGCGGGGCATTCGGATCCCCGCTTGTGGTTGCGTACAAGCCCCCACCTAGACCCAGATACTCGTATTGTTCAAACAGGTCAACCCCTGTCACCAGCGGTATTCCTTGCAGAATTGGGGTTTCCTGCGCGTTGTAGAGGTTCAGGATCCAACTCAAATTCGGTTCACACCACTCCAACCCAATTGAATAGGTGACCTTTCCAAGCTGGATTTCAAACCGCTGGGGTTCCGGAGTGAGGGGAATTTTGTACGAAGGCATATTGTCAATTCGGGAGAAACGAAGTTTCAACTGCCGTAATGTTTCCTCTGGGCACGGTGGAGGCCGTAGCCTTCGGATCCGCCTGTGTAGCCTTCGGCAATGTCACAGTTTGCGCATTCACCAGAATAACTTGTTTACAAATCATAGTGATGGGCAAACTGTTGGAGCTACGGAAATCTGTTTCCGTGGATAGCGTCTTGCAAACCATGTTCGTGTAAACCCGCTTACCGGTGTAAATCACAAACAGAGCTCGGCTTTCTTGCAATTCAAGCAGGCTTTGATAGATGGCCTTAATCTGATCAACATTGGCACTCGACAGGGAAGACTGAATGCCTTGGACGTTCTGCACAAGACCATAGGCTCCAGCAGCGGCATTGGCCACAGGTGAGGACGCTGCTGCGGCCGCAATAGCCGGGGAAACCAGGCCCCCAGGCGACGAGGGGCTGTTGCTCCACCCCAAGCTCAGGGTGAGCTCCGCGGGGCGCTTGTAGGCGTGGTCGGCAATCATTGCACCCTGTTGAACAGGGTGATCCGTGATTTCCAGTTCGTCGTGATGCTTCTCCTCAATCACCGCCTGAGCAATAATATCGGGAAGCTGACGCCCGTCAGGGGTCACGATGCCATAAATCCCTCGTGTTGGGCGAATCACTACTGATTGGAGGCCAAGCTGGGCTCCGGCAAGAACAAACCCTGTGAAGTTGCTCATCCCGGGTTCCCCACGAGTTGTCGCGTTGCATTACCAAGGACGCGGCTCTGTTGTTTACCTACAGCGTTCGCAATCTGTTCTGCACCTTGACCAGTCACGTTGATATTGACGTTGTTCGTTTGGGAGATGGTGCCACCCGTACCGCCACCGCCGAGCCTTGTGCCGGTAATTTTCTGGACGTATTCTTGTGTTTCTTGCGGGGCTCCTGCAATACCTTTCTTGTCAAGATTGCCCTCGCCCCAATTGTAGGCAGCCAAAGCCATATTGACGTCACCGCCATACCGCTTGATCAACCCTTGCATCTTTCTGGCTGCCGCATCCGCGGACTGGCGAAAGTCATTTGGGTCCCGCAAGCCGAATTCTTTTGCAGTGCTGGGCATGAACTGGAAGTGACCCTGCGCACCTTTCGGGGATGTCATCTGCGCCCCATAGCCAGACTCCTGCCCCCATTGCCCATACAGCAGGCCAGAAGGCAAGCCGTATTGTTTTTCAATCTGGCTGAGGATTTTCTTGCCTTCGTCCTTGCTGACAGAACCGGTCGGCTTCTTTCCGTAGAGCTCGTCAACCTTTCGTTCAGCAGCACTTTTTCCGCCAAGATCACCAAGGAAATTCCAGACCCCACGGGCAGAAAGGTTATCGAATAACCCACTGACTCTTTCGATACCCTGAGCCCAGCGGATCCAATAGTTAACCGCGCTGTTGACAGCTGCGGTTATATTCTTGAACTGGGGCATGAATTTGGTCATCATTGCCAAAGTCAGCATGTCAAATTTCGACTTCAATTCGTCAATTGCGCCGGTGTATTCCAGAACCATCGCCTTGGCTGCGTCGGGGTCAATTCCGGCAGCCTGATATTGGTTCAGAAGCTCGTTTCTCTTGGATTTCAACTCATCATAATGGTTGATCATCTGATGGTATGTGTCCGGATCAATTCCGAAGAGTGAGGCGTATTGCTGCCCCACGAATTGGGGCATGTCTTTCAGTGACTTAACAAAGTCCAGCATGACATCCGAGGTGTCACGCCCGGTGACTTTGATACCGAAACTTTCCACCAGTCCCTGCAATCCCGGGTTCAAGCGCATGGCCTGCGCCATACCCTTGATTGCCCCAGCCATGGAATCACCGCTAATGCCGAACTGTTTTCCAGCGTAGGTCATCGCGTTGATGTTCTTGACTGACGTATTGGCAAGCTCCGCACCGAAATACGTCTTACGCATGGCGTAAGCGAAAGCAGCAGACGCAGCTTCCATACTCACGACCATACCAGCAACCGCACCGCCCAGCTTGAAGATTCGTTTGCCGGTGCTGCTGATGCTGTCTTCGAACTTCCGGAGCGAGATCATGTCGGTCTTGTAACCCAACTTGATCAGGTACTCCTGCATGACTTCTGCGGTGCCAGACATTCTAGTCCCTTAACCGACGTTGATTTTCAGATTCCACATCCAGCGCCTCGTTCATCTTTGCAATGTCAACAAGGCCCAACGTACCATCCAGGAGCGACTCGTATTTGCAAAGCCCCCGCAGAACCGGGCGCATCAGGAAGTCTTCTCCGCTAGCCATTGTGGCTAGCTCTGCGCTTCCCGCGACACCTTGGCCATATCCGCGAGGGCGGTACGAAAAAAATCGCCCAGGTTCAAGTCGATGACAGCCACAGCAAGGGCCAGCATCGTCTCGAGCTTGATGTCATCATACATGAAATCCCCGTTCTGCGCAAGGATCCGGGTCGAACGACCGTCGGTACCCTTGCGTGTCACTACGGACATGCACTTTTTCAGCACGTACTCGACGTCCGAATCGGAGATATGGGACATCATGAGCACAATCAGGATCCCCTTGTCCTTATCCGCATTGCGAGGGTCAATCAGACCCTCGATAATGGGCATGGCGGGAGCCAGCTTTCGTGCCACGTGCAGCTGACTGAACGTGTCGAGTTTCCCCGACACGGTATACGATTGTTGGTCGAAGTCGAGGTTCATTTAGGTCACAGCTCCGAGGGTACGGTCAATGATGCCGGCGTTGAACACCCATTCGTTCATTCCGCCTTCTTTGGCGTAGGTGATCGTCGGGGCTCGTTTGAACGCGACCAACTGGCAAGTGATCACGTCCTGGGTGTGCACGTTGGCGATCGAGATCGTGTTCTGACCATGGGACGCTGCCCCTGCGGTCTGTAGCGAGTACAGCAGGGCCAGCTTCTGGTTCACCGGGGAAGTCTTCAGCAGGCGCACCGTCACAGTGCCGCTCTTGTTGGCATGCAGGCTATGCATGGGGGTGCCGTCAGCACCGATCGTCATGCTGTCGATGTCGTCGGAGGGCTCAATGGTGATGCCTTCTTCCGAAGCCCCTGCGCCTTGACCGAGGTTCACCGAACCGCCGGGGCCCACCAGAGCAGCGTTGACATCGAGAAACGAGTAAGTGGACATGGATCACCTCTTAGCGGTTGACGTTGATCTGGACATCCACGGTATGGATGGCGCCCGCCAGCTTGGCAGCGACTTGAAACAGAACCGATTTCCGTGCAGCACGGTCTGCGGTAGATTGGTTGGCCACAGGTGGGGCGTACACGTAGAAGCCCTTGGACAGGAAGTCGCCTTGGGACAGGGCGCCGAACCCGCCGGAATTCCAGACGCCGGGAGCCAGCAGGCCGTTGCGAACAGCCTGCGAGCAAACGCTCTCGATCGTCGTTGCGATGAGTTGGTTGCCTGCGTCGGTCTGCGGGATCTTCGTCGTGTTGCTGTAGAGCAGGTTGAAAATCCCGTTCTGAATGGACAACGCAGCCCAGTCGGTGCCGGTGATGATGTCCAGGAAGTCGCCGCTCGCAACCACGCCGCGCTCAATGATTGCAGTGTTGTTGTTATACGCGACGAAGATGTTGGCGTTCTTGCCTTCCAGCACGCCGATCTGGGTACTGTTGACCGTCTCAGCAACGATGCCGGGTTCCTGCTTGTACATCAGGGTAATGACCGTGTTGTTACCGTTGTAGTTGGTCGTCAGAATGCGACCCAGCAGGGAACAGACAGCATAAGGGCTCGTGCTGCTGTACTGCGTGACAGTACGGCGATAACCGAGCTGCTTGAGGATGTATGCGATGTCCGTGGTGGAGACCGAAGACAGAACGCCCGCCTCTTGCGTGCTCACGCCGTACAGATGCTTGTTGTTGCCAGCTTCGATGTAGCCAGCGACGGACTCGTGGTCAGCGTTGACGGCGCCCAGAATGGTGAGCGCATACCACGTCTGGCCGAAGTTGTTGTCGAACAGCGAAGCCGCTTCGAGCGCCGTTTCAGCGGCAATACCCTGCACCACGTAAGCACCGCTGTCCGTGGAACGACCCAGCAGAAGACCGCTGATGTCGGTACCCGTGGCAGGGGGTGACAGGAAGCCGACACTGGAAAGAACCCCGGTGCTCGGGGATGCGAACTCGAAACGGTTGTAGTTTGCATTCCAGACGCAAGACATCGACGGATAGATCACCTGGAGCGCCGTCTGAATGACAGACGCAACGCCGTTGAGGCTGGTGGCGCCACTGAAGTTGAGACCGGTGACGTCGTTGGCAACACCGTCCACACTGATGTGGAATGCCCCCGTGGTCACCACTGTGAAGTTGGCCAGCGCTTGTTGGGCGGTGGACAGTGGAGCAGCGCGGAGAAGGCCTTGTGTGGCCGTTTGCGCCCATTTGCCGATCAGGAGCTTGCTCGGTTGCGGGGCTTGTTGAAACCACAGCAGCGCAGCCAGATATTCTTGAGCCACCGTGCCGAAGTCGGCCGCGACGGCGTCGATGGACTCATAGACGCGGTACCGTTCCAGAACATCGATCACGTTCGAGCTGCCGAGGATCAACAGCGTGGAAATATCTTGCATCTGCGCCGGTGCTGGTGCCAGATTCACCTGGACATTGACGAGACGGGAAATGGGTAGGGCTTGCGGCATTCTACGCTCCTTGGACGTTAATCGGCTCAGTATAAATCTCGTTCTTCAGTGACGCAGTAGCGGACATGATGTTCAGCACCGGGTACTGACGCACAATCTGACGGCGAATGCGGAAACTCATGTCCGCTCTGTAATACCATTTGTTCTTCACCAACTCGGGGAACGAAATAACGTCACCGCTTTCCACCAACCCCATGGAGTTGAGGGATAGAACTTCGCGATTCTGAGCCACTTGAATGCCATCGCGAAATTTCTTCGCGTAGCCGCTCGCACCGGGCCCATAGAACGAAGCCATAACGTTCAGAATCTCGTGCCTTCGAAGCTCATTATAGCCAGGATCTGAGGGAAAGTGCAGCTCCGCAGCATTGACGTCAGATTCCACACGTTGGACTCCGAAGCCTGCCCAATTCACATTTTCAGCAGGAAGATTCCCGGGTTCAGGTTGCCACCGCGGCCGCACCATCTCGGCAAGGAGTCCGGAGACACCCGAAATCCAAGCCTGCAGAAAATCCCGAAGCGCCTGGTCCTCAAGCGGTTCAGGTACAGCACTTGGCAGCAGCGGCCCACCGGTGGCGCTCGTATTGCTCATGGTCTGGGATCCGTATTGCTCAACGAGCTGCACTCAGCTTCGACAAACCCTCTTCCGAAATGCGGGTAGGGTTGAATATGCTTGACAAGGTGCCGCGTCCCACGCCATACAATGATGTCGGGCTGATATCCAGTCACCGCCCCCTGCAACTGGAACGAAGTGACTACAGTGATGCTCCGGGTCATTGTTTCGAAGTCCTCAGCTCTTTCGAGATCGGTAGGTGACGAAGCAGTCACAACACCAACGACGTTCTTGAACGTCTTGTCCACTGTGGTCACAACCCCGTTGGCGCCGACAACTTCAGCTCTGCGGATCACATCAAAGAGATCTGCAAGGTCCGGATCGGTCAAGAGGTCGTTGACGTCGAGGAGTGGCATTACTTGGCCCTCACAACGTAGTTGATAGAGTTTCGCAGCTGACCGGTGTCGACCAGCGGCTTCTCCCCGGTACGGCCGCGAGCCTTGCGTGCTGCTAGCGTGCTGGGTGCTAGCGCCGGCGGTAGGCCGCTATTGATCGCGGCCCGTATGTTTGCCTGTGCAACAAGGCCGGCCTTCTGTAGCGCCTGTTCAACGCTCCCTGCATTGCCGTACATCGCTGCGCGAGCTCCTTGCTCAAGAAGTTTGGAAATTCGTTCCCGCCCAGCTTCAATACCAGGCTGCATGAACGGCCGCGCAGGGATATTCGCAGCGGGGCTACCATTGTCATGGATGTAGGCCAGCGTAGCATTGTTCATGGCCCCTTCGTCCTTTCGTGCACCGTACTCCGCGGGCACGCCAACAAGGACGTCCGACTCGAGGTGCTTCAACGAGGCACGAAAGGTCGGAAAGTTATTGGCCAGAACTTTGGCAGCGTTCTTCATGAGAAATTCGTGAAGCCGGGTGCCGTCAGCGGGCCGGGCCAAGCAGGGCCGCTCATCGACGGACCTGCACCAACGCTGACGGTCAGCGGACCTGCACCGAACATCTTGATAAGGCGGTACAGTCGGGTTCCATAGATCGTGAGGTTCCAGTGCCCCGCGTCCTTCTCTGTGGCCACACTGGTATCGTACCCCGCGCTCACTTTGTCGACGCTCTTGCTGGAGAGCACGCCTACGGAGCTGCCCGGAATGCCACCCATGGAAGCTTCTTTCATGGCCCGGGCTTCGAGCGCCAGGTTATGAGCGCAATACAGCTCCGCAGCCATGTCCAACTGACGACCCCAGCGGCTCGCGTTCAACATGGAATACGCAGTGTCCAGCCAATACTGGACCTGCGACGGCGGATACGTGTCGGGGCACACGAACTCGGGGTAGTGGCCCTTGAAGACAGAGGGGGTGGAGGGCATAGGTTATCCTAACAAGCGAAGACCCGCTTCGGCGTGATCTTTGATCAGTTTCAACGCGTTTTGAGCATCGTTGATAGTCCCACCGTCCGCCCCTCGTTCACCTGTCACTTCCCGGAGTTTGGAACTGTATTGACGGATTGCGCTAATCATGCGGTTTGCCCTTTCCAAAGGGCTGTTGGGCGCGACGGCGTCCTTCACCTTATTCATCTCGGCCGCTTCCATGTCAGCGCGGCGCTTCCCCTCTGGGGTGCGGGGGTACGTCTCGAGAACCTTGCCGGAAGCATCCTTGAGTTCGTATTCAGTGGGGGTGGTGCGAATGTAGGCCTTGGGGGTTGCATCGTTTGCCTTGTCAATCCCTCGACGCTTTGCTTCAGCTTTCGCACCAGCGTCACCGCGCATCATTTTCTGAATGATCGTCTCGTCGGAAAAGTGCTCGTATTCGGAAGCGTCCTGCGCAGCGCGGCCAATGCGGGCAGCGCTTTCCAGCTCAGAAGCGACGTTCGGGTTCAGGCGCATCTCGCGCACGTACTTGATGAACGTGGTGCGGGATTGCGGGTCCGAATAGCCTTTGGCTTTGGCCCATTGCCGGTAACCCGCGACATCAGGGTTGGCGTCCTTGACGTTGCGAAGATGAGTCCTGTACCCGCCCCGCCACGCGCCTGATTTGATCGGGCCCGCTGAACCCACGACCTCACCCTTTACCACCGCTTCATGGCCGCCCATGTTAGGACGGAAAGTCGCGGTGGGGTGGTGCTTCTTAATGAGGGCTTTCCAGGCTTCTTCAGTTCCTTCAAAAAAGATGGTTGCGTCGTCGCGAACGACTTGCCCTTTCACCGCGACGTTGCCGTGAATGTGAATGTGAATGTGCTTGCTCACGTAATGCTCCCTTCACCGCCTTGACCGGCCCAATACTTCCGGTTCTGTTCGTTGATGGTGGCGGGGCTCACCGATTCGGGAACGCAGGCCACGATGCTGGGTTCGTAGTTGTCCCCCGTCTGCTCGCGTTGCACGCTGTAAGCGATCGCGGCGGCCTGCTTCGGATCCTTGCCGTGTTCGATTTCAGTTTTGATGTTTTCCTGCAGAGCTTTTTCGCTCTTGCCCTCAATCAACGGCATGATCGTTCTCCTGTGAGTAGGGTTCCCAAAATAGGCCCTCACGGGCCTATTTTAAGCACACAGCTCAGAGACCTGCGGAGGGGTCGTAAATGGACACGCCGTTGGCCTTGGAATACCAGTGTTCAGCGTGAACCCGGGGCATCTGTTGCACGCCAGCGCGATACTCAACCAAGAGTTCAGCACTGATACGCAACTTGAACGCCTTGGGCACGGTCACCGTGACTTCGTCCGGGGACGGTTTCACGGGTTCCACCGAAGCAGTGACCACGGGGGTGGCCGCGGGGGTGGTTTCCTGCGTCAACACTTCGTGTTTGGCGTCCGGTTCACCCGTGCCAGAATCCCCTTCCGGGGCCTGGTTTTGGGTAGCAGGGGCCGCTTGCGCAGCACCCGCCATCCACGGGGGAACCGGGGCTTGGTTTTCGTTCTTGTCCATTCACTTCTCCTTGGTCTAAGAGGATGCAGGCCGTTTTACAGGCCGTCGAAATACCCGATGGTCTCGGGGTACACCACTTCCACGGCGCCCAGACGGCAGAAGTACGTGGTCTTGTGGTAGATGCTGTCGTACTGCACCGGGGTGCGTTGCAGCAGGGTCATCGGGTAGCGCACACGCTGCTTTTCCTTCGTGTACACCACAGCGCGGTCCACGGTGCCGGCGGTGCCGATCGTGCCACCCACGCCGGCGCCGATCAGCCACTTCAGCGGGTAGATTTCCAGCTTGCCCTTGCCCGAGGTGGTCAGCAGGTTGTTGTCCTGGATGTACTTCAGGATGGACACGTTGCCGGCCTGGCTCACCTTCTGGGTGCTGATGTAACCGAACTGGGCGGGCGGGAGCATCAGGCGGCCCGGCATGACTGCCCAGGCAGAGGCTTGCCACACGGAGGTCAGCATGGTGTTGACGTCCGCCAGGATCTCGTCCGGGGTCTTCAGCGCCCACTTGGGGCTTGCGGACACGCCGTTGGGCAGGTTCTGCACGTTGGTCACCAGGCTGTTGTTCACCAGGCCGGTGTCGCCGGTACCCGTATCACCGATGTACACCTGTTCATCGATGTCCATCTGGTGCTTCAGCTGCAGACCTTCGTACTTCTGCTGGTCGATCGGACGGCCCAGTTTGGCCGCGCTCTCGAGTTCCAGGATGGTGTACTTCAGCTCCATGGCCCAGGGGCGCAGCTGATGCGGGATCTTGGCGATGTCCGCGCTGATGCCGGTGATCTGGTTCGTGTCTTTGCCGATCCAGGCCTTGCCGTTGCCGATGCCGTTGCCGGTGCCCAGGCCGCCCTGCGAAGCAAAGGTCGACAGGGTGAAGCTGGAAACTTCGTCGGCAATGGTCACGTCCTCGCGGAGGTCGATGTCCCGGCCCCACGTCACCGCAGCCAGCGGCTCGTGCAGGGTCAGGTCCAGGCGTTCCAGTTCGCCCACCAGGAAGGCGCCGGTGCTGTCCACGGTGCGGGCGCCGTCCCACGTCTTCACGGACATGCCCAGCGGCTTGCCCATCTGGTTGCCGGCGGCGTCGATGGTGCGGTAGGCCGAGTCGAACGTCAGGCCATCGCGGGTTTTCATGCGGAGCTTTTTCATTTCAGTTCCTTTTCAGTTGATGTCCGGTTAGACGTTGAAGCAGATTTCCACGTTGCCAGAAGCATCCGGGGAACCGTTGAAGGTGGCGTTGGCCAGCTTGACCGTGTCGAGTGGGTCGGCAGCCGCTTCGAAGCCACCTTGCACATGGACGCCGACGGAAGCGGTACACCACACGTAGACCGGGTCGCTCTTCTTGGGGGTCTGGCCCGCGGGGACCTTGCCCATGATGTAGCCGGCACGCAGCACGTCGATCACGCCAGTGGTGGGCGGGGTTGCGGAGCCGATCGCAGCTTCACCGAAGTTGCTCGTGCTGGACTGCTGGAAGGGGTACGGGCGAACCGTCACACCCCATGCGGTGGAAGCGACGGTGTCGTTCGCGTCAGCCGTGGAATACGGGCGAACGCCTTGGGTGGCGGTCACCAGCACCGCCTGGCCGAACGCAGTGGGCGGGGTGGTTGCATCGATCAGGCAGGGCTCGATGGATGCGGGGTGGGTACGGTTCACGTCACCAGCGAAACCAGCACCCATGCGGAACTGGAAAGCGACGTCGTGCGTCTTCATGCGAATTTTCATGTCATTCTCCTGGAGGATGGGGACTGGGCTTAGTTGCTGGCGTAGCGAGCCGCATTCCTGCGGTTCACTTCAGCGAGGGTGAGGGGTGCCTGGACTGCGGGTTTGCTGTCCCCGGTCTTGTGGCCACCGCCTGCATTGTTGGCCGCAGCCTTGGAGGCGGCGGCGGTGTTGAACAGCGTACGAACGGCATCGCAGGTCATGTTCTTGGTGTCGAGTTCCTTGCCTTGCAGAGCGTCTTCCAGGAAAGCGCGAGTGGCAGGCTGCACGTAAGCCAGGTCCAGTGCCTGGCGACGGAAGCCACAGATGCGCTTGTAGCTGTCGCCGGGCTTCGAAGCGCGGTCCACCGTGGGGATGCGGATGCCGGGCACCAGGATTTCAGCCTTGGCCACAGTGTCCTGGAAGCTGTCCATCAGGTAGGCGCTGTCCTTGGCCTTCTTGGCTTCTTCCTTGAATTCCTCGGGGATCTCGTCCAGAGCACCCTCAGGCATCGCTTCGTCACCCATGTGCTCCGCAGCCTCGCCAGCTTGCAGGGCTGCCACTTGCTGCTGCAGAGCGGTGATCATCTCACGCATCTCAGCATGTTCCGCCGCGTTCTGGTCGATGTGGGCTTGCAGGGCCTCGTCATCCAACACGCGGGCCGGGGTGCCGCCTTCGCTGCCAGCAGTGCTGCCGGGGATCTCCTGGTCGTTGCCGGTCATGGGCAGAGCGGGATCGCTGCCGGTGTGGACATGGATGTGGGTGTCGCCGTTGGTGACGGTGGCGGCCTCCGGCAGCTCGTCTTCGACTTGCTTGGCGATTTGTTCCACCTCGGCGGCGTCCTTGGCTTTGAAGGCCTTGAGCATTGCATCGAGGATCTTGCTGGGCTTCTTTGCCATGGCGGTGCTCCTAAGTTGATCGGGTTGTCGGTCACTGATTGCGCATCGCGGGCCGCAGCGACCTTGATCGACCAGCGCGATATGATTGATAATGATGTTCGATTGCTTGCCAACACCCAAGGCGGTTTCTTCGTAGTCAGCTTCATAGCCCAAGCTGACTTCGGTTTTGCCGCTACGGACAGCATCGATACCTTCGGGAGTGGTAACCAACAGGTCACCAATCAGCAAGTCGTCCATTGCCCCAACCCCGCGGCGCACGTTCAGCATCGTGCCATGGGACAGATCCCGCCAGTTACCCGGGGTGACATCCTCTTCGGGGTGATCGTTGGTCACCGGCTTGCCCTGTGCCGAGCCGATAGTCTGAGGTGTAAAAACATCCGCAGGCTCGCGGAAAATCTTTACTATACCCTCAGGGCCCGCCTTGATCGGGGTTTCGTCAGGACCATAAATCATCATCCCGGTACGTGCCAGAGGTACTTCTTCACACAGAAGAAAGCCCTCCGGGGTCAAGCTCTGCTTGGGGCCGAGCTTTTCAGTGACGTAAAAGGACGAACGCATTTGGCGCAATGGGTACAGTTGGGAAGCTGGTGCTTACAGCGTCGGGGCAAGGGCACCGGACGTCACCACAGCACTGACATTGCAGCTCGCGGTCAACGCGCTGATGTTGACCCGGGCAATGCGGGCCCCGCTGACATTGACACGGTAAGCACCCGCCGCCACGATCGAAGCTGCCGCTGCAATCACACCGGTAGCCATGGGATAGACGTTGACCGCTCGCCAGGTGGTACCGTCCACCGTAACTTCGACGGTAGCCGCCAGACTGGTACAGGTGCCGTTGATGTCCACGCCCAGAATGCCACCGTTCTGCAGAGTCACCGTGTACGCAGTGCTGGGCGCAGCGAAGTTCTGCACCGGAGACACGGCGGACGGGATGTAGGTCGGAGTCGTGTAGGGATACGCGGCGTCCGCGAGGGCCATGCTCGCCGGGGCCAGTACGGCCAGAACGGCCAACGAAATCATGAGAAACAGTTTCTTCATTTCAGTACCTCGTGGGGTTGAAAGATTTGGATGGAATGCAACAGTTGACATTTTATGCAATCACCCGTACTTAAGGCAAGCAATATGCCCTAAGCGTCAAACTACGGGAGTTTCGCTCCAAATAAAGCCGGCCACGATATTCGCAATCTGCGCTGAGGAATTGGTGATTTTGAATATATAGTCAGTATTCGGTTTCAGAAGCCATTCGGTGTGAAGGTCCCGCCCGCCAACATCCTTGTTGGCGCCCAGAAGTTTGTCAATATCGAGACGCGTTCCGTCGCTTGTAACAGTCGGATTCAGGAACACGCTGGTCGTCGGGATAGCACTCACGATCCGGTTCTTTGCAATCGGAGTCCCAGCAGTCCCAGGCGCGGTGACGGTTGGGCTCTCGAAGAATTCAATAGTGACAGGGGCCTGGTCACACCGGATAAGAAAATCTGTCAAGTGCACTTCTTTAGCCCCAACGCGCCCGAGTAAACGCATGACGCCTCCAGCCGCCAATTGTGCTACTTCACGATAGATGAATGCGATGCCAAGATGAACAACGAAATTATCCGCGTCCACCACCCGGACACCAGGCAGCGTCTCGTCAACGATGTTTTTGACGAGATTGCCTTCAGCAATCATTCGGCCGGTAACGGGTGTCATATTTACAATATCAGGAACCATGTTAATCTCCTATGACGCCGAGAAAACAGGGAGGACCGCAGTGACCACAAGGCGTCGGCCTGGCACATTGGTATCGTAAATCATTTCAAGTTGGTAGTAACACCCATCCAGGCCACCCTGCACAGGTTGCTGGACATAGGTGCTGCCAATGCCAAGCACTTGGGGCCCGTTCCACATCAGGGTAGGGTCGGGATCTACCCCTGCAATCACTGCAATGTCGCGTGACACAAAAGACGTCAAGGTCTCACCGGGTTCAAGCGCGGTTGAGAAGTCGAAAGTGATGATGACTTTCGCATCGGGGGATTTACGTGAGAGTTCGTTTGTGCAGCTCATGGGATTGCCTTATATGACTGAGTTTGAGCATAGGCGATATAGTCGGTAGCACCTGACCGCCCTTGGTAATTCAACACCGTAGCGTATGCAACATATCGACCATCAATCTTTGCAATCGGGAGCGAGGAAGTATCCCCAGCATTAAGCGCCTCAAGAACAGTGGGTACGTATTCGTTCAGTACGTCAACAATTTCGCTCGCAATTGCCGTCTCGTTCACCCCCGCAAACGTAACGACACCCGGGAGGTCGGAAGCTGTTGCGGATTCACTGGTTTGCTCGAACGTGAGCAGCGTTCGAGGGGTGATCTCCCAAGCCTGAGCAACCTCATTGACCACAATGAAGATTTCCAGGCCCGCGGTCGGGTATTCCGCGATTGGCGCGTACTCAAATGTGAACACCAATGCACCCACCGTGCGAGCGCTGCTATCAGCTGCGATTACCCCCTCACCCCTGTAAGCAAACGCTCCCAGCGCCCCGCCCTGGGCCTCCAGCGGGTGCATTCCCTGCTCAACCTGCACGGCAAACATCTGCCCGGTAACCGAGCACGAGTCCAAAGTCAGGATTCGTTCGAACCTACTGCTCAGGAACCCGACCTTGTAGCTCTCAGCCACCGCCAACGCTTCAGCAATACTTGCGGAAGCGGAAACGTTCCGCGCAATGGTGTCGGTTGCAAGCAAAGTTTCCACAATCACCCTGCTTGACGTCATTGACCGTGCGGAAGTTTCAGCGAGTGAGACGAACTCAATAGACGAACCCAGAACTCCAGTGGCACCATCAAGGATGTCAACCGCTGACCCAGCTTCACTCTGCAGAGCACTGGAACTCATAGTTCGACTACTGGTCTCAAACCCTAAGGCAGTCTCCACCACCGCTCTACCAGCGGCCAAAGTAACGCCCCCAACCTCGTTCGCTGTGGAAAGTTCCGAAGTGGTTGCGGAAGATGTACCACTAACCGTCTGCGTGTCAACAGATGCCCCAGTCTCGGAAACGGTTCTTGTTGCCAACAGTGTTAGGTTAGATGTCTCGCTAGTTGTTGCCGACTCAGAGGTAGCTCCATTGGCGGACAGGGCCAAGGTAGAGCTATCGCTTGCTGGCGTGCTTTCGTTTGTTGTTGAATCCGAAGACCCAGAACGGTTGATGTTGTCAACTGCTAATCCCGCTTCAGATTGATTGACTTGTGCACTTAGTGACCGATTGGAGCTATCGCTTGATATAACAGCTTCGGCAACGCTAACAATTGCGGACGCTGATTGCGCATCGTTAGATGCGCCGGCCTCTGTTCGTGTTGCGGAGGCAGTGATGTTTCGAGTGCTGCTGTCATTGGATGCCCCAGTCTCAGTTACGCCCTTGGAAACCCCTGCGCTTACGGTCTCGCTTGATGTTGTTGCTTCCGCAATTGAGCTTGATGCTGTTAATGTTCTGGCTGGGGAGTCCGAAGCGGTTGCAGCTTCGGAAATTGACTTTGAAACCCCCGCCGTGTTTGTATCAGCTGCGGCACCGGTTTCAGACGTTGCACGCGAAAAGGTAGCGGTTAGGTTGGAGCTATCAGCTGCGGTAGCAGCTTCACTCGTCGCGCGAGAAGCACTCTGCGTCAGGTTCGAGGTGTCACTAGCTGCACCCGCTTCACTCGTTGCGCGGGATGCGCCCGCTGTACGGTTTGGAGCGTCAGCTGCGGCACCGGTTTCAGTTATGCTCTTGGAAACCCCTGCCGCGTTCGTGTGGTTAGCGGTACCGGTCTCAGCGACAGCACGGCTAATTGTGGGGGTGCTGTTTGAGGTATCCGCAGCGGTAAGGGCTTCGGAAATGTTCCCTACCGGGCCCCAATAGCCGACGTCAAAACCGGCTAGGGCGTCGCCACCCGAGCCGTTATTGTCGAAGGAGAAGACGGCAAAGCCGGCCATCTTAACTCCTTAGAACCGCTTACAGCGGAGCAGCTTCGATCTCGTCTTCCTTGAAGAAACGAGCGTGCTGGTCGCCGGCAGCATCGGTCCATTCCACCTTGACCAGACGGTCACCGGTTTCCTGGTCCACTTGGAAGCCCGCAACGGTACCCGACAAAGGGACCACGATTTGGCGAACGGGATCGCCCTTTTTGAACGAAGAAGCCATTGTGCCCCCTTTTAGACGGATGCGGTGTAGGAAACGGTCAGGGTGTTGCCCGAAACCACGGGTTGATCGCCGCCGGTGAACAGGCCAGCGCTGAACAGGATGCCGGTCGTGCCCGACTTGGTGGAAACGCTGGTCAGGAAACAGCCCTTGATGGTGGTGGTGGCGTTCATGGTGAACACTGCACCGGCAGACAAGCTCTTGGAGCCGGACGCAGCCGCGTTCCACGCGGTGGTGGGCCGTGCGCCCTGGGTGTATGCCACGTCCTCGGCCCAGCCGGTGTGGCTTGCCATGGTGTCGCCCACAGCGGGGCCGGTGGTGTAACCGGTGGCGGAGATCAGGCCAATGTACCATGCGGCCGTGTACGCACTGCCCGCCAGATACTTGTCCAGCATGTCATTCTTGCCCACCGTGGTGACGAGGTTGTCGATGTCCTCTTCCCACAGCAGCGGGCCGCCTTCGTAGGCGTGGCATTGGAGCTTGTACTTGCCGTGAGCTTCCATCCGCTCACCGATTGCGGGGGAGGCACCGAGCATAACAGCAGCGGCCACCAGTGCGCGGCCATCTTCGCCTTGGCCCGTTTGATTTTTCTCCATGGCAATCCTTTCAGAATACAGGGGTTGACAGTTTGCGATTATACGTGCCCGCAACCTTCAAACGTGCATCCGCTCAATCTTCCGTCAAAATGGGTTCAGGATAGCACCTGCAATTGTAAATCATTCCGGCGTGTGTGCGGGTCCCGTCGGACAGAATTGGCGGGTTGGCCCACGGCACAATCTTGCCATCCATTTCCTTGTGGCTACTGCGGACATCTGTGTCACCGCTGGTGCGCCAGATATAATGGGTTGACCCTACGTGCTGGGCACGCGCCATGGTCAGACCAGATGCGGTACGGGCAATCTCGGTTCGTGCAATCAGCTTTGCACGCGACTCCGTCACTTGCCCCGTCTTCAATATCTCTGCCGCCACTTCATCCGCACGCTTGGCACCGGTAATCCCTTCCAGAGTCAACTTATGCACCCTGTCTGCAGCATCCTCAGGCAGACTTGTGATGAGATGCACCTGTTCACGGAGAAACAGTTGAAGGAAATCGCCGGTTGGAGCTTCCTGAATTTCCTTGCGCAATTCGCGCCCGATACTGGCGCCCAACTGAGTCCAGGCCGCCTCGTCTTTTCGAGCGATGCGCAACACCATTCGTTCTGCAACACTCTGGGCCCAAGGGGTGATTACCTTGGCGTATTGACGCAGCACAGATTGAAGTTGATTCGCGTCCTTAACCCATCCACCGGGGGCCATTGCTTTGACGATATAGTCAACCTGACGCGTCAACTGGCGCATCGCCCGCATGTATTCTGCTTCAAGCCTTTCAGCCATGGCAAATCGTTCACGGGCTTTCCTCCGTGCTTCTTGCGCTTCCTTGCGGGATGTGGTTGCCATTACAGGCTACGGAGAAGGTTGGCGAGACCCGGGTGAAGGTTCGTCTGGTGGCCGAACCAGCCGTAAGCGCTGGATTCGTTATTGATGACCACGCTGAAGGGTTCGGGAACTTCCGCCACGTATGTTGCGAACCCATCCCTCGCCGACAGCAATCTCAGCGGGCCGGTATAGTTGAAGCCCACCTCTTCTAGTGTCTCGCGACGTGCCGCAGCTTCGTCGCTCTCACCAGCCTCAATTCGGCCACCCGGGAGACCCCATGTGCCGGGATAGTCACCGTTCATACCCCGTTGGAGCAGAAGCATCTTCCCTTCGGGTGTGACAAACATGATCCCCGCGGCACGGGTAGCGCCATCCCGGGCCCGCATTGCACGTACAGCGTCCGCAACCAGCGGCACCGCAGCTTCCTCGGCCCCTGTCGGCCCCTTGCCCGGCTGCTGCCCCGATTCTGCCTCCCCCTTCTTCTCGCTTGCGAGCACCTGGGCACCAGCACGGATATTGGCAACCTCGACGGTCTCCGGAATGGGAGGACCCTCACCATCCGCGTCCGAGATGTCTTGTGGAGTGATATTGGAAAAGACCCCGGTGATCTCGCTACTCTGCTTGAGTTCACGAAGCGCGGTGCCTCGAGTGATGACGCCACCATTCTCAAGCGTATTCACTGCTCCGGCTACGGTGTTGGCGATGGTTGCCTTGGTCTCATCAGGCAACTGCCAGAGACTGCGGAATTCAATCTCGAAGTCATCAGGCAGCGTGATTCCCTCACTCGCAGCCATTGCTCGGTAAATCCGGGTCGCAGGAACCCGCAAGTCCTTCTCTTGCTGCTGGCGGATGGTGTCGTAATAGTTGCGGAGGTCTGTCTCTCCGGTACTGAAACCTTGCGGCGATTGGCCAAAAAGGCGAACCAGAGGAATCTGCAAAGCCCCGCTGAGTTGCTGGCTGAACTGTGCAAGTGCGTCACTCAGCCCGCCGAATGCTGCATGGGTTTCGGTTGCAACATCGTCCTGGCCGTCAATGAGGGTCATGCCTTCGATGCCCTGGAACTTGCGCATGAAATGAACATATGAAACCAGACCCGCCACCGCGTCACCGCCAGCCGCGACCAACTCGCGCATTCCGTTGACTTTATACGTCCGCATGTAGGCCTTGTAGACCAGTTGGGCGGCACCGGTTGTTGCGCTATCGAACGCCACCATCCGGTCATAAAGCCGCTCAATAACGGACAAGCCCCAGAGATTCTCCATCAGCCGTTGCCAGTACGGAAGCTGGATCCCTTCCAGGCGGACGCACCGCGTATGGTGAATACGCATCTGGCTCAAGCCCGGAGCCGCTGCAACCACCCTGTAGAACTTGGGCAAACCCATCTCAGGGCCAAGTTCAGTCACAAGGTCATTGAGTGAAGGTTCCACCATCCAGCGGTCCAGCACCAGCAGACCGCGGAACTGGCCTTTGCGGATGGTGTTGAGGCGAAGGGGTGTTTCACTATCCTGGCCGTCAATCAGCATCACCGCGATGCAACCACCATAGAGGCGGGCCCACTTGATCGTCTCGTTGATCTTATTCCAGACCGAAAGCCGTGTGGCCACAGTCTCGATTCTCGTCATGTCCTTGGGCTCGATCGCGCCCTTCATCTCGATACCAGCGCGGGTCATGTCGTCCGCCACGACGTCAACTGCAACGCCGCCAAGCCAGCTTCCGCGATGCACCCATTCCAGCAACGTGCGGTTGCGAGTAACGGGGTTGAAGCCGTAGGTGCTGCCACTCATCGCATTGTCAGCACCTATGCCCAAGTTGGCAGCGAAGTTGACAAAGCTGTCGAGAGATTTGACGGGGCCGATGCCTGAATTGCCCTGTTTCGCAGCCTTTGCGCGTTCCTGGGCATCCCGGGTTAACGCGGTTTGAGCAGCTCGTTGAACGCTCTTGCTCTTAGGGTAGTCAGCTGCCATTCAGTGCTCCGTTTGAATTTGGCGACGGGCCTTTCACCCGTCCGGTTGTCGAGACTTTCACCCGCTTGCGAAGTCAGCGCCTTTTCTGCTTGTCCGAGGACTGCTAGGCGTTGACCGCGTCTTTCCACGCAACATGGAGCGGGCCAATTGTACGGGAAAGGACTCTGACGTCACTTCCCGAGTCGTGCCCACACCCCCAAATCGGTAGCACTTGTCAGTTTGTTGAATGCGCGGCTTGACGCGTCAACTTGGTCCTTGAACTTGCCCGAGGGGAACGTGCAAACCTCGTCCAGGTAAGCTTCGTTCCAATCACCCTCGAGGATGTCAACATTCCCCGCCTCTGCCTGCGCAGCAAATGGGGAGGCACGAGTTTCCTTGTCGCCAGTTTCCGGACTAGAACTAACAACGAACCCTGCTAACTTCTTAGTCAGATATTCAGCTTGGGCCTTACCTGCTTGCCCCGGGTCTTGTGGGAAGTCAATAGGGCACAAGACGCCATCCCGCTGAGCTGTAGATTTCAGCAGTTGCTCAAGCCCTGCGCTTGACACTTGTTCCCGCTCAACACCTACTACAATGAATCGGCCTTCTTGGGTTCTACCAATCTTGACGCCCACGCTCCAGTCACCTCCGCCAGGGGTTCCTGCAAAGTCCCACCCCCGGACGAACTTCGTGCCGTGCGGAATAGCCTTAACGATGTTGAACCACCGACGCTTGAACATGGCACCTTCACGCGCCGCGGGGCGCTGCTGTAGCTGACCCGCTGTAGCGTAGCTACCCAGAGTCCGCTCAAGGCTCACCACCTCACTCTCGGGAAACCGTTCAGGAAACAGCAGATCACCGTCTGTCTTCCGCGGGTCAGTGAAACCGATCACGGTGCTGCAACGTCGTTCCGCTTCAAACCGCATCGGAAGCATGAGGTGAACATACCCCAGCTTCTTTTCAAGAATGATGCCGCTAGTGTCCTTCGCGTGAAGGCGCTGCATGATGACCACAATAGCCGAGTCTGCGTTGTTCACCCGTGTGGGTAGTGCTTCGGTGAATGTGAGTTCCGCCGCTTTAAGGTCAGCCTCGCTGTTCGCACTGTCTACAGACAATGGGTCGTCAAGGATCACGCGGTCACCCCGCGAACCCGTCATGGAGCCGAATGCCATCGATTCCCGAAATCCTGTCTTGTCGTTCTCGAACTTGCTTTTGGCGTTCTGGTCACCAGTCAATTTGATGGGCCATCGCTCCTGATACCATTGGGACTGAATAAGGCGTCGGCACTTCAGGTTATCACGAATGGCTAGTGGGTCCTTGTGTGCGGTGCCAAGGTAGCGGGTTTCCGGACGCCCCAATGGCCCCCATTCCCATGCAGGCCAGAACACACCGGTGAGTAAGCTCTTCATGCACCCCGGGGGCACATTCATGAGCAAGCGTTTGATTTCACCCCTCGACACTGCCTCAAGGTGAGCGCAAATCGCGTCAAGAGCCCAGCCCCACTTGAGCTCCGCAGCAGGCTCGAGGATATGCCAAGCCCCTCTCACAAACCCTGCAAACGACTTCCTCGCGATAGCTCGGTCAAGCTCAACCTCAGTGGGTAGTCGCATAAGCAGGGACGGCGGGGCCATAGATCTTGCGTTTCATCTCTTCCAACTCGACCGGATCCAAGTGGTCCAGTGCTGGAGGGTTCTTTTCGGTGACTTCGACCTTTGCCGGAGCTTCGATGCCCAGGATCTTGCTCAATTGCACCAATGCGCTGACGCGACTGCTACCGGTGCCACCCTGAGCATTGTCGCGCATTGCTTCACGCTTCAGCATGGCGATGATCTGAATACGTTCCCGGTCTTTGTCATCCGTGATGCCGAGTCGCTTCTGTTCTTCCGCCAATTTATTCAGCACATATGGCTCACGCATGAACCGAGGACCGAACTCCCTTGCGTATGACTCGGCATAGCCGATTCGAATGGCGGCTCGCACCTCGTTGAAATCTTCAAGATATGACGACACGAAGCGATCCCGAAGGTCGCGTTCGTGCTCAGTCAAACTAGGTGCGTATTGGGTCGCTTCCACTTTCTACTCCGTGTTTGTGCGGAGTATAGGCGAGGCCCGACAGTCTGACAAATTGGGAACGTCAAACGTTCGGCAGTTCTCCGTCTGCAATCTTGCGGTCCACCCAATGCTCAAACCACGTCAGAAAACTTTCCCAATCGGTCTCCGCCAGAAGGGTCATGCTGGAGGTCACTGCCCCCCGGGAAGCAGGAAGCGGGGCGCCCATGTAGAACATGCAACGCCACGCCTTGTTGTTCTGCCGGTACAGCAGGACCGGAACTTCACCGTTGCGGTTGGCAGCTGCAACGCACTGGCGCCACCATGCGGGAACAGACAGGGTCTCTTGCCTCTTGACCTCAATTGCAAGGCTGAAGGTGTTGACCAGATCCTTGCCGCCCACCGCCGTCTGGTTCTGATTGCGCTGGATGATGTCCTTTGCGGGAAGCGTCAACCCGTGCTTCTCGTACAGCCGACGCACGATGGGCTCGAGAGCCTTGATGACTTGGCGCTCACCTTCAGCACCTTTTTGCCGAACATTGATCATTCACTCTCCTTCAGGTTGTTGATAAGTTCGTCGATGTCGCCGTCGTCTTCGTATTGAGCGATAGCGTTGGCCACATGGGTGCGCAGCGCAACGGCTGCGGCGCGAGCCTGGTCACGTTCTTGTGTGGCGAAGAATGCAGCGAGTTCACTCTTCGGCGCAACGTCATCCGCTGGACCAAACATGGCTTCCCATTCCCGCATATACCCTTCCTTCCGGGCTTTTCGAGCGGAGATGTATTCACGGTCCAACCCCAAGGCTTCTGTCGTGCATTCGATCTGAGCCAAGACATCTGCAATCTCGTTGGTCAATCGGTCTCGATTTATTTCACCGCTCCCGGGGTCAACTTCATCAATTCCCTGGATGATACAGCGGGACGCGACAATCAAGAGCTCACCCAGCTCTTCAGCAAGCTTCCCCATGCGTCGAAGCATCATGAGATTCGTTGTTGGGACCCATTTAGACATGGCCATCATTATCTCCCGCATTTATTGCAGATACATTTCCACTGCGGGCGATCGCAAAAGGGGCAGCGCCAAGTGAAAAGTTTCTTCATGTTGAACTCCCATGTTTGCACCCCGCACATTGCGGGTCGGTTGAGGAAAGGTCGTAACGGCAGTCCCGGCTCATTGGGTCCGGAATTGTCCTGTAGATGGGGGTTCTGGTGATCCACCCACCAAGCTCAATCTGAGTCCAGCCGACCTGAGCGGTCAGCGTGTCCTTCCGGGGCGGATGGTTGTGGCAACCGTAGCGCTTACTCATGCCAGTTTCCACAGCCACATGAACGCGAGCCACGTAAACTTCGCCAATAGCGCGGCAAATACCGCCAGCAACATGAGGAGTCCGCCGATCATGTCTTTGAAGCCCATTTCAGAGTTCCCGTAGAAAACGAAAGAGCAGTTTAACACCCGCACACACGGCCACCAAGATTTCGCTCGCAAGCCAAATCAAGAATAGGGCGATACCAATGAGCAGGATGATGACGGTCACAGCGCCCTCAGCTTCCCGAAGGGTTTGACCACAATGCGGGTGGCTTCAGGGAATTCGCTAATCAGATGTTCCCATGCAGCGAAGGAACTGATTGCCAGTACCTCGAAAGGGGGCAGGTCGTCGACGGTAGCTTGGAAGCGTTTCATTGGGTTGCTCCTTTAAGTTGAATGTGACGCAAGTATAGCACGATTAGTCAGACGCAAGCGATACTCTATCGATTTGTAGGGGTTCTCGGAGCCCACTCGTCGCACACTCGAGCAACCCCAAATCGCCCCACAAACATCTGGGTGTGGCTCTTGACGCACACCGTGTCGCTGTAGCCTGCTAGAGTGAAGCCCGCAACCGTCAGCACCGCCATCACTACCAGAACTATCAGAATCTTCATTGTATAGGTTTACTCAAGAATTCAGGGGCCTTACACACTACGATCCGCCCAGGTGGCAAGCCTTTAACTCGCTTGTCGGTGAACCAATTGGCGCACGCGGCCCGCATCTCATCTTCGACTATCGCACGAGCCTGGCGCATCGCTTCCGTCGGTACGTCAATCTGCCAATGGGCGGTCCGCCACAGGTACGCCACTGCCAAGATCCCCAGAATCAGACCAATGGTGGCCGACGCTAGGATTGATGAACATACGGTGCTTCGTCTTACGACGATCAGGGTCTCCATCATAGGGCTCCTTGTGTGTTTCTGCCCACTTTCTGGGGTGCCGTATGCGCTCAGGAATTGTCTGGTCTTCAGCCAACGCCTCACGCGTTGTGAACTTCCATTTACAGATACAGCACAGCTTAGTCCGGTACGTAACCGAATCTGTTTGATAGGTGCCAATTGTGCGCAGCTTACCGCCGCACTGTTTATCAGGGCATAGCATTGAGGCCCCCTAACTGTGATCGTGGCCTACGCGGCCCATATACAGCGCTGCTGCCCTACGCGCAGCAGCGTCCCGGCACCTTGCGCACTTGCCGTCCACAATCCGCGCAAAATAGGTGTCACACTCCTCGCATTCCCCCGGTGCACCCGCCGGGATCTTTGCTGCCGCGGCCCGTATCCGGTTCAGTTTGTCGGTCTCATCGTCTTCAATTGTCTTGCTTGCCAGGTCTGCATCGTCTGCCATTGTTGCCCCTCTGTTAATGACGCTCGGATTGTAGCGCTTGCGCTGTTTGACGCTATTGTTCAATCGCAATGACGTCGGTCACCTTGTCCATCGACCAAAGTCGATTGGCAATATGCCTCTCCAACTCCATGATCGGTTTGCTGCTCCGAATCCGAACGGTGAACACCCGTTCTTGAAGGGTATCGGTGATGACCGGGGGCCGAATCATCTGCGCACGTTCCCGTACCCGAAGAATATCCACTTGGCGCTGATGTGCAATGCAGCACGCCTGGCATTCCCCGTACAGCTGGATGCAGGCGTGCTGTTCGCTGTGAGCGTCATATGCATGCCCACAATAAGGGCACTTCACTTGTTCAGTCATCATTGTTCCTTAGGGCTTCCAGCCCTGCATTGTGTCGCGGGCTAATGCAATGTTGACATCAATTCCGTCGTCGGTGGCCTGGAAACCGGGGAACCGCTTCTGGTACATCTGGTTCAGGTGCTCAGCCTCGATGTCGAGCTGCCCACGAAACTCATCGACCGTGAACACGCCCTTGCGAACGAGCAGAATGACCAGAGCACTGAGCTCCGCTCGCATCAGGATTGTGGCTTCCCGGTGGTCGCGCACAGCATCGCTTTCGGGATCCCCCTTCATGCGGGTGCCAAGCTGCCACCCCGCGAACACAGTGCGCCATTTGGCGAGTCTGTTGAGTGCTTTACTCATTGCTTCTCCTTGATATGTTTAACCCAATACTCAGCCACCTTGTCAGTGTGGCCAGTGCCAATCTTCAACAGCACAGCAGCCCGATCGCGGTTGCTCAACGAGCTCAACCATTGGAGCGCCGCAATGCGGTCACCTATGGTTAACACTTTACACCTTCCGCCCTTCGAGCGCAGCCGCTGTCCTCAACATGCTGTCCCGCGCCTGCACCACACGGCCCACCAGCGTGCTCACGCGATCGACCGTAGCTGCGTGCGGAATGTCGATAGCGCTCAACAGCTTGTCAATCTGGCTGAGCTCGGATTGATACAGCTCACGGGATGTGAGCTCTTGAGAGAGACTGATACTGACCACATGCAGTTCGGCCACTAGTCGGTTGAAGGCGAGGCGTGCCTCATGACCCCCGTTCTTGCCCACGATGCGGTCCAGGAGCTGAATGTCAGCCTGAATGTAGCTGGGGAGAGGGCCCAAGATGTCGTCATAGGTGCCTGGCGTCACTGTGCCGCAAACCATGTAGTTCTCTTCCTTGCTCATTTTGCAGCCCCCATAAGAAGAAAGATCACCAGAATTGCGACTACTGTATACACCAACCAGCCCCCGGGGTGTTTTGTCGGCATCTCGAACGCATTGGCATACTCGGCGTCCTTGAACGCTTCACGAGTGCTGCGCGGGTGCCGATAAGTCAGCGGACCGTAAATCTCGTCTTTCATTTCGTCACCCCAAGGCGCTCACGCGCCAGTTGAAAATCGGTCCGTGTGGCAATGTGTGCCAGTTCGGTCCAAAGGTTGATGAACCGACGAAGGCGGTCTTCCGCCTCTTCTACCATTTGGTTAATCATGCAAGCCTCTTGTAGTTAGCGCCGCCCACCTGCGTATTGAGCGACACGGTCTTGCCATACGCCCGACCGTCGTGGTATGCGTTGGCACGAAGCGCATTATCTGCGCGTTCCTTGGCCGACACAAGGCTTGTGCCTTGGGCTTCAAGCCAGGCGTCGTTTGCTCGCTGCTCCTGGGTACGGATCACCACAAGGGCGCCGGACTCAGCTGCTGTGGTTTCATCGGTCCCGGACTTCATCATCTCATCAACGCGCTTCCAGATGACCCCGGTGGTGCCCACGCAGAAGGAACGACCGTTGGGACTGGTGGGTGAGGTGTAGCGCTTCGACGCTTCCCGCTTGATGGCCTTGATCAGGTACTCGGCCATGTAAGTGGCGGTTGCGACGTTCGACGCACGGCCAACAAAGCAGTGCCGGTCACGACCAGCAGAGGCGGTCCGGTAGAAGAAGTATTTGCAGAAGAACAGCTTACCAACTGCGGAGGCAACGTGACGCGCCCACTTGTCAGCACTGATTGTGACTTCATCCTGCTCGCGGGGTTCCTGCACCCCGTCCTTCGGGATGTCGCCCATGGACAGGTTATGCTTGGCCAGCAGGTTGTAAGCCATGCGAAGCGCGGTCTCGCGCTCACCCTCGGTTGCCCCGGGGTCGTTGGCCAAGGCCAACATCTTCTTGATGCGCTCGAGAACCTTGTTGTCGACGGTGTTCATCATGCACGCTCAAGGGAGTGGGTGAACTCGATGCACTCACGGGCCAGCGAGGCCATGTAGGCGATCGCCTTCTCAACCTCGCCTGCCTTGAATGCGGTGCGGGTACCCGTGCGGCGGATAGTTATGATGTGTTCCATTTCGTTCTCCGTGTGTTGCGTATGAATGCAACTATAGCAGAACTATTCTGCCCGTCAAGCAGTTTGATGCATCTTTACAAACTGTTACATCTTGCCAATCCCCAGCTTATGATGAATCCAGTTGAAGAAGCGGCGCAACCAATACCCCCGAATAACTGAGGCAACAGTAAACCAGAACACAAACTGCACGTTCTGGCTATGCGTCATCTTGACATCGTATATCCACACGAGAATGGACTGTACTGCAAAGCTGAACACGAAGCCGAACGCAGTGTTGACCACAGTTTCAATCATACTCCATCGTTTAGACTGCATGTTCATCCTTTCTTGTACGCCTGAATGGCAGCGCGGCCGAAACTCATAATTCGATATGCCATAACGTCCCTATCACCAAACGTGCATCGCCATTCAAAAATATCCACCGGCCCCTTGGCGATGTTTCCGTCCCTGAATTGCACTTCGACGATGCAGTCTCTGTGTGGAATTAAAGACTTGTCTCTTCGAAACCTTCCCATCCCTCCGATGGCGATCCACGGCCCAGGCGTGCACCTTTCATCATTCATGCTCATGATTCCCCCTTGTGCGCCTTGATGGCGGCGTCAATGCCTTGAATCCACCGCTCAACTGTGGGCCCCATATCGTTTCTGATGCAGCCCTCAGATAATTTCCAGCCAGCCAAAAATGAGCGCAAGCCGGACAACTTCTCCGCCGCCTCCAGCAGCGCGGTGTCGGTGGGCGGGTGGGTGTAGTTTGCAAATGCACACTGTCGATAGTTTTGCTCACTGCATTTGCAGGGAGGAGAGGAACAACGCCACGCCACCGGCTTCGCCTTATCTACCTGCACTGATGCAAATGATTTCCTAAAAGCATCAGATACTTCTTTGCCGTCCAGTGGCTTTCTGATGCGCCATGCTTCCGGATTGCTCCGCACGAGCTCTACCCAAGATGGATCAGGCTCACCGACAACCCACTCTGACGCAGGCATCCACGCCGCCCCTTCTTTCTTCATTAGCCTGTGCATCATTGTCTCATTCTCTGCAGGCTCCGCCACCTCAGCAGCATTCTGCTGCGCCAGCTTGGCGCGTGTGAATTGCGCGACAGCCTCAGCAAAACCGAACAGGTCGTAGTTGGTGCCTGCCAAAGATTGACGAATCTG